CAGTTCACCGCTCCCTAGCCTCTCCCTGTGGCACTGGCGCTCGACACCGACGGCGACATCGCGCTCGGCAGCGCGGGCATCCCGCACTTCATCGGCGGGGCCGATGAGGCCATCCAGCGGATGGGGGTGCGGTTCAGGTTCGTCCGTGGCGAGTGGTACCGGGACACGAGGCTCGGCATCCCGTACTTCGAGCACGTCCTGCTCAAGCGGCCGCGCCTGCAGCTGGTCCGCTCGCTGTTCCGCCAGACGATCCTCGGCGTGCCGGGCATCGAGCGCCTGGAGCGCCTCACGGAGAGCTTCGACCGCGCGATCCGGACGCTCAAGCCGGAGTTCGCCGCCGTCCATCAGGACGGCACGGTCATCACCGACCGTGACGTAGAGGCCTCGCTGCTGCCCCTCGAGGTGTCGTAGTGCCCTACGGCCTGCTGCCCACCGGCTTCGCACGCAAGCCGCTTGAGGTGATCGATTCCGAGGTCGAGGCCGCGCTGCGCGCCATCTCGCCCTTGATCACGCTCGATGCCGACGACCCCTTCGCCCAAGCCATCAAAGTGCTTACGGGCAAGGTGGGTGAACTGTGGGAGGTGGCCGAGGCCGTCAACGCTTCCCAAGGCCCGGACCAGGCCGGCGGAGCGGCGCTGGACGCGCTTGTGGCGCTCAACGGCATCCGCCGTGAGTCCGCAAAAAAGAGCCGTGTCACCGCGACGGTCAACCTGAACGACGGCACGGACATCGCCGCGGGCACGGCCTACGCCAGCGTCGACGGCAATCCGAACGCCGTCTTCGTCAACGTCGACCCGATGGTGAACGCCTCGGGCGCCGCGGCGAACGTGCCGGTCATCTTCGAGGCGGTCGACACCGGCCCGGTCGTCGCGGCGGCCGGCACGCTCACGCAGATCGACACGGCGCTGACCGGCTGGAACAGCATCACCAATGCGGCGGACGCGGCGCTCGGCTCCGCTATCGAATCCGACCCCGACCTGCGCCTGCGTCGCGAGCAGGAGCTCGGCGAGCAGGGCGGCGGCACGCTCGACCGGATGGCCACAAAGTTGGAAGCGGTCGCTGGCGTCACGGCGGCTCGGGTTTACGAGAACGTCTCGGCTGTGACCGACGCATGGGGGCTGCCGCCGAAATCCTTCGAGGCGGTGATCGATGGCTCCGGGTACGACTTTGACCAGGTGGCCCAGGTCATCTGGGACAACAAGCCCCTCGGCATCGAGCCGTTTGGCAGCGCGCTGGGCACCGCCACCGACAAGCAGGGCGACGCACACACGATGCGGTTCACCGCCGCCGCGGCCGTCACGGTCGATGTGCAGTACTCGGGAATCGTGCCGGCGAGCGGGTGGGACTACTCCGAGTTCCAGGCGGCCCTGGTCGCCGCGGGCGCTGCGATGCCGGTGGGTGAGGACGTCTACGCCAGCACCCTGATCTGCGCCGCGCTCCAAGTCGACGGCATCACCGCGGTCACGACCCTCGAGATTCGCCGCGACACTGACCCATACGGTGACGTGGTCACCCTTTCCCGACGGGAGCGTCCCGTCATTTCGGTGGCGGGGCCATGAGCATCGAGCACGTCACAGACCACGAGGAGCAAGGGCTTGCGCTGCTGATCGAGCAGTTTCGCGACAAGCCGCGCATCGAGATTCTGGTGCGCGCGCTCATGGCGCAGGTACAGGAGGCCGAGGACGCGCTGTGGGACCTGAGCTTCAAGCGAGCACTGGCCAACGCCGAAGCGACGCAGCTCGACGCGCTTGGCGAAATCGTGCTCCTGCCGCGCAACGGCATGGACGACGACACCTACCGCGCATGGATCGGAGCCGTGCACCTGATCTCACGCTCGGGCGGATTGCCTGAGCAATTGTTGTCGATCCTCTCGGCGTTGACGCCAGAGGGCACGAGCTTGCGCGCCGACGAGTATTACCCGGCGGCGTTCCGTATCGAGGTGCTCGAGTCGATCTCTGACTACCTGGGACAGGCACTGGCCGCGATCATCAGCAAGGCCAGGGCCATCGGGGTCAACGGTGCCCTGCAGTGGCACAGCGGGACGAACGTGTTTCGTTTCAGCCTCGACGGCGCGCAGGAGCTTGGGAGTGCGAACGGCCTCGGCTCGGGCGTGTGGGCCGCGCTGTCCACCGGCGCCGCAGTGAATAGCCAGCCGTCGCTCGACTTCAGCGTACCCAGCAACTCCATGTACCTGGGGGCAATCTGATGGGCGAGTCGCGACCCACGACCCTGCCGCGCTGGGCGACCGCGGCCGACCCCGCCGATGTGGTCGAGCCACCGTCCGGCAAAAAGGATGTCGCCTGGCTCGCGGGCGAGGCGCCTCCGCACGGATGGTTCAACTGGCTTCAAAAGAACTGGTCCGACTGGATTCGCTTCCTGGATAGCGTGAGCGACGTTTGGCTCAGCAACTGGCTGGTCGAGCCGATTGCGACTTTTTCCGGAACCCTGTTCGGGGGCACCTACGTGGAGTCTCTCGATCTGCACGTCATCTGCGGCGACAACGGCGAGATCCAAACTTCGCCAAACGGCCACATATGGACCAAGCGCACGCCCGCGGGCGCGTACTCGGACGCATTCCACTCGGTCGCTTGGAACGGCTCGCTGCTTTGCATGGTGGGCGTGAACGCTGAGATCCAAACCTCGCCAGACGGCGTCACCTGGACCGCACGCACCGCCGCCGGCGGTTACTCCAACGACTTCGAAAGGGTCATCTGGAACGGCTCTCTGTTTTGCGCCGTGGGCATCCTCGGCGAAATCCAAACCTCGCCCGATGGCATCACATGGACGCAGCGCACCGCCGCGGGAGGCTACAGCAACTGGTTCTTCGACATCGCGTGGAACGGGTCGGTGTTTGTCGCCGTCGGAGCCGGCGCGGAGATCCAAACCTCGCCAGACGGCGTCACCTGGACCAAGCGCACGCCGGCGGCCTCGTTCGCGGGTGACCTCCGCACAGTCGCATGGGGCAACGGAGTCTTCGTCATCGGGGGCAACAGCGGCGAGATCCAGACCAGCGCCGATGGCATTTCCTGGACGCAACGAGCGGCGGCTGGCTCCTACTCGGGCCAGTGGTACGCCGCCGCGTATTTCAACGCGGTCTTCTTCATCGCCGGGACAAACAACGAGCTCCAGACGTCCAATGACGACGGCGCAACGTGGACAAGGCGCCGAATACCACTTGCCGCGCAAGGCGCATTCGTCAGCGATCGGCGTGTTTTCTTCGCCGGCAGCAGCACCGTCGGCAAGCTCGCCGGAAACCTGAGCCTGAGCTAGGAGCACGCGATGTCCATCGAAGTCAGAGACGGAAAGGGCGCAACGCAGCTGATCGAGACGGCTGACGTGGGTGGCGAGCATCGCTACGTGCAGAAGATCGGCGACATCACGTTGCCCTCCGCTCTGCTGCACGGCGAAAAGCTCGTGACCGCCGCCGCCACGCCCGAGGCGCTCGCTGCTTCCACGACCATCAAGTCGATGGTCCACGTCCGGGCCAAGCCGAGCAACACGGACGCCGTCTACATCGGAAACTCGGCCGGTGTGACCACCGCGGACGGCTACCCGCTCGACCCCGGCGAGTCGCTGCCCATCGAGATCGACGACCTCGCCAAGGTCTTCATCCGCGTCGCAGTCAACGGAGAGGGCGTCAACTACATCGCCAGCTGAACCATGGCCCGCCTACGCATCAGACCGGCCCTCAAGGCCACCTACCACGCCCAGTCGAAGTACGCGGTGCTGGTGAAGTCGTCGGGCGGCAACTTTGTGAAGGCTGGTGCCAAAATCATCAAGGCCGGAAGGCGGAGAGTGAGGAAATAGACCATGCGTTACTTGAGAGTGCCGGAGGACGTGGACGTGCAGGGCGTCGATGGCCTGCAGACCAAAGGCAGCAAGCCGCTCACATTCGCGAGCTTCTTTGTTGAGCTCGTGGTGCCGCGGCTGGCGCAGCTGCAGCGAGACGCGGCCCTGATGCGCATCACCCGTGCGCTCGTGTCGAAGCTCGATGGCGTCGAGGCTGGTGGCATCGTCGAGTTGCGTGACGACGAACACGAGAAGCTCGAGCAGTGCATGCCGAGCGACCTGCGCGGCTCCATCTACATTCGCACGCTGCACTTCTACGAGGCGGTGATCGGCGCCACCAAGGACCGTCCGGCGGACGCGGTCAAGCCCCCGGCCGAAACCGCGCTCCCGGCACCACAGGAGGCTCCGGCGCTCCCGGCGGGCTCCAACGATGCCGCTGCCAAGGAGGCCGCCGAATAGCGGAGTGAGCGATGGCGATCTACGAAGACCACGGTGATCTGCGCTGGAACGACCACGACACCGGTGAGCGTGGCATCCACACCACCGAGGCGTGGGACGCGTTCATCAGCGATGCTGCGCGCAACGCCAAGGTGCAGGTCGCGATAGACCGTGGTCGCATCGCCTACCAGAGCGCCGGCACGGTCGGGTGGTTCTTCGCCACCGGTACGACGGGCAACTGGGAGCGGATCATCACCCAGAGCGGCTCGGGCGGCCTCGACGTCAACAAGCTCGCCAACGGCGCGGCCGACGATGTCCTGCTGACGTCCGGCGCGACGCCGACCTGGGGCAAGGTGGCCGACGCCAACGTGTCCGCCGGTGCGGCCATCGCAGGCACCAAGGTTGTCCCCGCCTTCGGCGCGCAGGCCATCTCGACCACCGGCACGCTGGCGGCCAGCTTGCTCACCGTCCAGCACGCGACCGAAGCGCGCATCGTCATGATCAACGACGCGGCGGCGCTCGACGAAAAGCGCTGGCGCGAGGCTGTCGGAAACGGGTCGTGGGCAGTTCAGGTGCTGAACGATGCGGGCACGTGGATCGCCGACGCGATCAAAATCGTCCGGAGCGCCACGACCCTTACCGACATCAACCTCGGCGCCGACCTGGACCTGCAGAGCAACGACATCCTGAACGCCAACAGCGTCGAGATCCACAGCAGCACGGAGGCGGCGCTGCATTTTCGTAGCGACGGAGCGGGGTTAGACCTCAAACGGTGGAGGGTGCTGGCCGAAAACGACGGTAGCTTCAAACTCACCGCCGACACCGACGCAGGCGCGTTCATCGCCCATGCAATCGTAGCCCGGCGCACGGCGTCTGCGGTCACCGAGATCGATGTTTACGCCGACCTCGATCTGCAAGAGAGCAACGTCAATAACGTCGGCATCCTGGATGCTGGACGCGCCACGATTCAGCACGCGACAGCGCCCCAGCTCGACATTGTCGAGGGCGACGCCGCGCTGGACGAAAAATGGTATCGGTTCGTCGCCGACGCGGGCTCGCTGCACCTGCAGACACGCACGGATTCCAACGGCGCCGGGAGCACAATCTTCACAGTCAACCGCACGTTGACGGCCGTGGACAGTCTGCAGCTGTTCGCCGGTCTGGGCATGCAGGGCAACTCGATCTCCAACGCATCGAGCGTCGAAGTTCGCGGCACGGCCCCGTCGGCGTACTTCTACGAGACCGACGCCGGCCTTGACGAGAAGTTTTGGCAGTGGGTCGTTGACGGCGATCGTCTCTATCTCAGGACGCTGACTGATGGCGGCGGCGCGGGCGAAAGCCTGCTCAACATTCTGCGCACGGGCACCGCAGGCCAGAGCTTGCAGTTGACCAACCTTGAGCTCGACCTGAACGGCAACGACCTGCTGAACGTCGGCACCAGCCTACAGTTCGACGCGACCGTGACGCCGACCATCGACCACGCGTCGGTGGGGGACGTGGTCGGCAAGAAGCTCACCATCCACGCCCAGGCCAACAACAGCGCGACGCTCAAGGCCGGCGACCTGGAGATCAAGCCAGGCGAGAACGCCGGGGCCGGTGCAGACGGCGATTTGATCCTGGGGCTGGGCACGACGGGGATCGAGCTAGACGGCGCAGGCAAGATCGGCATGTACGGCGCTGCCATGGTTGCGCAGGGCACTGACCCTGGGGCGCTCACGGATTCCACCGGCGGCACTGCGGACGGCACGCTCGCGGACGTGGGCGCGAGCTACTCTCAGTCAACGCTCAACAACAACTTCGCCGACCTCGCCGCGAAGATCAACGCCCTGCGCGCCCTCCTCTCGGAGGCCGCGGGCGGGATCGGGATCGCGGCATGAGTGTGCAGTTGAGGGCGGGGCAGTTTGCCGCCGGACAGCTCGGGGGATACTGGACGCCTCAGTCCACGCCCAAGCTCAAGCTTTGGCTAAACGCCGACCTGGGCGTCATGCTTAACGGCAGCGACTGGAATGCGTGGGCGGATCAGTCCGGCCACGGGTTCGATGTGGTACAGGGGACAGCGTCGAAGCAGCCCGCCGACTCGACGTTGAGCAACGGCAAGCGAGCGGGCCTGTGGGATGGCGTCAACACCATTCTCAAGACCACCGGTGGCGATGTCATCGACCCCGGTGATTGGACGTTTGCGGCGGTGGTCGAACCGGATATCACGCAGCCGCACTCACACCTTATCGACTCAAGCGGGGCCGGCGGCCGGCTGGTCATGGGCGTCGATGCCAACGCAAACAAGGTGGCTCACTACGATGGGGCGTGGCGCGAATACGGGGCATCGGCCGGTGGCCTACAGGCGATCACTTGGCAACTGATCGTTGGGGCAGGCGCGACCGGCTACCGCGACGGCGCTGTCATCGGCACCAACAGCTATCCCGCCGTGAAGGGGCTCGGCTCCTCTCTATCTATTGGTGGCGATGTGTCGACAGGGGCCGGCCTCTATAAGGGCCTGGTGCGCGAGATCATCGCGTTCAGCCCAGCACTAACCACCCAGCAACTCCAAAACCTCTTCGCCTACCAACGCCGCAACTCGGGGACGCCATGAGCCGCCACGCACTACCTCACTCTGCCGCGCAGGCCGCGCAGATCGTTGCTGCGCTCGACGTGCTCGAAGGCTATCCAAGCCGCGGCGTGCACGTCGGCGGAGGTCGACACGTCGACGCCCCGGACACATGGGACGGCACCGGCGACACCCCGTCCGGCTGGACGAAGGGCCACGAAGCCGTCGAGCGGCCCGGCGATCCAACACAACTGCGGGTCACACTGTCGCAGCAGACGCTCGCCCGGCTTGCCGACCCCGGCTACCGCGCCAACTGCAGTACCCCACAGCTCGCATTGCTCGACGGGCTCAGCCTGATCGACACGCTGCCGCCCGAGTGGGTGCCAGCGCCGGAGATTCTGTAGGAGACACCATGCCAGTCCCAGAGATTTTGGACGGAGAGATGTGGACGCGAGTCCCGTAGGAGAGAGACATGCCATTCACCACCAAGCTATCGGTCAACAAGGCCAACCCCCGCACCGGTGCAGTTGCCACTGTGGCCGCGCCCTTTCATTGCCAGATCTCGATTCGGCCGAACGGCGAGGTCTTGCTTGGGATGAAGTTCCACTTCTACGCCGACGAGACGCTGGCGGCGGACCCCAACGCGGAGCCGATCGGCCAGGCGAACGTAGAGTTGACGGAGAACGACCTCAATCCCGGTCAGGTCACCGCGCTGGAGGCGATCCTCGGTCTGCTGATGGGCAAGGCGACCGAGGCCGGCGAGCAGCTCGAAGGCGCCTCGCCGCTGCCCAGTGGTGGCGGCTGACGGGCAGTAGGCCCAGGACGAGCGACGAAGGCGAAGGCAGCGCGATGGACGAAACTCTGCGACAGCTCTTGATGATCGGCGTGGGCATGATCACCACGCTCACGCCAATGTTGGTACTCGCCATTATCGGTGCCGGCAAGCTGCGCGCCCAGGTCGACCATCTGATCGCATCCATCGGGCGGCTCGCCAACGCGCTCGAAAAGATCGACGCGCGCGTGGATGACACCACGCAGCGCTTGGCGCGGGTCGAAGGTCGGCTCGCACGGATTTCGGAGATGCCAAGGGAGAAACGAACATGAGAATCCGACTCACTCTATTTCAGCAACGCGCGCTGATTGTGCTGCTCGGAGCCGGCCTGGCCGCGCTGGGCAAGCTGCTGCTCGACGACGCCAGCATGACCAACCTGGGCCTGGGCATGATTGCCACTGGCGCGGCCGCCCTGGGCGCCGCGGTGTTCAAGCGCCCGGGCGACACGCCCCCGCCGAAGCGTCGCGTCGACGGGCCGGACACCATCGTGGCGGTGCTGCTGACGCTGTCGGCCGCGAGCGCCGCGCCGGCGCCGGCCTGTGCCTCAAGCGAAACCGATGCCGTGCACCAGGCGCTCGACGAAGTGACTCGCGTAGGCAAGCCGCTGGGCAATACGATCAAGGCGGCGTGCCATGGGGCGCGCGACGTCGGGCGCATCAGCTGTCGCACGAGCTTCGTGTCCCAAGCGTGCCATGAGGACCGAACGGAAGGCCGGCCGGCCTGCAAAGACGAAGAGTTGGCCGCCGCGCGCAACTGCTACGGGCGATTGACGACGCTGCTCGACGCAAAGTGCGACCCCGCCATCGACGCCTACGAGACCATGCGCCAACTGCAGTGGGCGACGAGACGATCGGCCAAAGCGGCCGAGACGTGCGAGCACGCCAACCGCGACCCGAGCTACACCCTCGACTGCATGGCGACGGGCATCTCGGCGACCGGCCAGATGCTGCGCGCGCTCGATGACACGAGAGCGAAGTGGCGCAAGGCCCTGCCGCTGGTGAGACGGCTCCAGAACGGGGAGCTGCCGTGAGCGCTCTGGCCGTGCTGGAGTTCATCGGCGGGCTGGTGAGCCTCGGCCAGGCGGTGCTGAAGGCCGCCGGCGGCGACCCGGTGAAAGCGCAGGAAAGCCTCGAGTCGATCCGCGCGAGCTACGAGGTCGGCAAGCAGACGATCGACCAGAAGGCCGTCGAGGACTTCACGCGGGGTCGATGATGCGATTGCTCGATCTCGAACCCCAGTTCTTGGCGGTCGAAGAGCCGGGGCGCACCTACCGGCACGTCGACACGATCGAGGAGGCAGACGGCGTCCAGTTCCTCTGCCCGAAGTGCTTCAAGGCCAACGGCGGCGCTGTCGGAACGCACTCCGTCCAGTGCTGGTCGCCGAAGGTCTCGCCGACAGAGACCCCCGGGCCCGGCCGATGGAACCTGCTCGGCACCGGGCTCCACGACCTTACCCTGCAGGCGGGAAGCTCGTCGGTCCTTCTCACCAGTGGCTGCAGGTGGCATGGCTTCGTGCGCAACGGTGAGGTGACCGGTGCTTAGCAGCTCGCACCCTCCGCCCGGGCCCAGCAACGGCGCGGCGCAGTGCCCCGGCTGCACGCGCCTGCTGGCGACGGTGGAACGCACATCCTGCAGCGGCAGCAAGTGCGAGGTGGAACTCTGCGCGCGGTGCGCGAAGGCGGACCCGCTGTGCCAGGGGTGTCGATTGGAGGCTTCGAGATGAACATGCTGGCCAGCGAGCAACGCGAGCTGTGGAGGGCGTTCCAGGCCCGGCAAGGCATCTCCCCTGCGACCGGACACCCCGGACCGCTGACCCTCGAAGCCGTGCTGCGCCTCGAGGGCTACGAGCCACAAGGGCCCGTGGTCGGGGAGTTCAGCTTCGGTGGACCACCGCTCCGCGCCGGCGTCGACCGCGACCCCTCGCGGCTGCTTCCGGGCTTTGCCGCTCGGGTCGAGCTGCTGTTCCAGCGCCTGCGCGCGCGCGGACTCGATCCGATGCTCTGGGAAGCGTATCGCTCTCCGGAACGCGCCGCCGCCCTTCACGCTCGTGGGTCGGGGTCCAAGCGCTCGCTGCATTGCCTGGGCGCTGCTGTCGATATCGTCCACCGCGAGGACTACTGGTCGGCCCCCGGGTCCTTCTGGAAGGCCATCGGGCAGGAGGCGAGGGCTCTCGGCCTCACATGGGGAGGGCGCTGGCGCCGGCGGGACCTGCCGCATGTCCAAGCGGTCCCCGTGTGGCGGCAGCGAGGGTTTCGCGCGATGACCGACGAGCAGCGCCGAGCAAAGGTCGCGTGACCTGCCGCGAGCTGCGCCGCGGTGCTCACATCGCCGCCCGCCTCGGCGCCGTCCTGGCCCTCGAGGGGCTGGCGCTGGGACTGGAGTGGGCCGTCGACCAGCTGCTGCACGGCGGCCAGCGCGCGACCCGGCGTCGACCGCGTTCCATCTGACGAGCTTTCGCTACGCCGCGCGACGACGCCCCGGCCGTCACTATGCTGCAGGTGTGACGCAAATCACGCAACGCTTGCACAGGTGACAGATCTGAGGCAATCGGCAACTATCACCGGGTCAACCGCGGCGCCATGCTGTGGGGTGGAGGTAGACCGATGCGATTCATCATCCTTGCGGCCGCGCTCGCGGCCATGGCTTGCGGCGACTCAGCGGACACGGGCCCAGACGAATCTGGCGGCGATTTTTCCAGCGCGCCGGCAGATCGCGACAGCTCCACCAGGCTGCCGATGGACGCAGGCCCGGATTCAGCGATGGACTGGTTCGGCGACTCGGACTGGGAGTGCTGCTACAGCTTCCGCTGCTCGGGCCTGTGCGACCCGGGCCAGGTGCCGACGCAGGCGCCGCACGAGCTGACCTTCTACTGCGCGCCGGACCGCGGGCAGTGCCCGGGGGAGTTCGACGGGCCACCGGATGCCGCTGTCGGTGATGCTGCGGCCGAGGACGACGCGGGCGCCGAGGACGACGCCGGCGAGTAGGTGACTCAGTCGTGTAAGTTGAGCGTGGGCAAGAGGCCGCGGCGGCTCATGGCCGCCCTCGCACCACGACCGTGCTGCACCCGCAGTGCTCGCAAGGCTCAACGGCTGCCACCTCGATCGCCCGGCGCCCGGAGTCCAGCAGTTGCCCCCACGCCCCCGGTGGTAGCTCCATGCGGCGGTGGCAGCGCTGGCAGCTTGCCTTCGGTTCCGAGTTTCCCACGCCGCTACTCTACCTCACGCCTCCCCAGCGTCCACCAGCCGCAGCAGCGCCCCGGTCTGCGAATAGACCCAGGCAGCGGCCTGGATCGCGCCGTCCTCGCTCAGCAGCACGATCAGCTCGGTGGCGCCGGCGCCGTCGCCGAGCTCGACGACCAGGCGGTCGGGCCAGGTCCAGATGGTGGGGGCGGCTGGGGCCGGGCGGGCCGAGGCGCGAGAGGGGATCGGTTCGGGGGTCATGACCCTGTTATCGGCCAGTGGCGGGGTCAGTTTCGGTCTTTGTGCATTCCAGCTTCATCTGCCCTCCCTCGCTCTGAATCGCAGGGGCGGCCTCCGCTGTGACCTCCCACGGAAGGAACTTCCATCCTGCAATCAGCAGCGCACCAAGGGCTATGATGCCCAAGATCGGTGCTAGCCAAAAATCAAAGAACGAGCGTAGCTTACGGCCCGTCAGTAGGGTTCTCGCCGATGCAACCTCGGCGTTGGCGGCCTCCACCCAGACAACCAACCGGCCCTTGAGCGTGTCCAGTGCACTGTTGTCGTCGGGGGGGATGGCGTCGACGTGCACTTTGATGGCGTCGAGCTCGTCGCGCAGTGCTTTGATCACCCTTTCGTGCCTCAAGTGGTCCGAATGCCGGTAGGAGAGATAGACGCACGCGTGAAAAATGAGAAGCCCGATTCCAAACCACACCATCGGCGCCCCAGCAGTCGCTTTCGCTCCAAGCACCTCAAGTGCTTCTGGGAGCTGAAAGTGGTTGGCGAACACTAGAGCTAGAATCGATGCCGATACGAAGTTCAGGTTGCGCTTGGCTGCGCGAGTTGCGGAGTCGAGAGGATCGGCTTCTACCTCCTGGGTCAAATCTGGATCCACGGTACCGGCAGGCAGCTCGCTGCGCTGATGGGTCTCTCGCGAGTTCTTGATGACAAGCCGATCGAGTTCTTCTTGCGTCTCAACCGTTCCATGCGTGTCCTTCGTGAGCTTGAGGACAGCAGCCAGTGTCTGATCCACGTCCTTTCCGATGGATTCCGGTGCTCTGTACTCGGGGTCGGACGCTGCGCGAGCTGCATGAACCGACACCAGCAGGCGGTACGCGCACTCGCGAAGATCCGCTGCACGGTGCCGTAGATCGTCTCCCACCCTTGAACGGTATCATGCACGCTGCCGACGCTTCGAGTCCCTAGCGCACCAGCAGCCCCAGTTGCACCGGCCCGTCGCCGCCATCCTCCCCAGGCCCGGCCTTCCCGGCGCGCTCGAGCGCCTTGGCGATGCGCGCCCGGGCCAGCTCGGCGTAGGTCTTGCTGATCTCGATGCCTACGAAGTCTCGGTCGTGGTGCACGGCCACGGCCCCGGTCGTCCCGCTGCCGGTGAAGGGGTCGAGAACGGTGCAGGGGACCGGCTCGCCGGCGTCGCAGCTGCATGTCGGGTCCCAGCCGGCCGTGCGCCGGACCCTCGAGACGTGGCCGTGGCTACCCTTCACCGCGAAGCTGTGGGGGTTGCCCAGCGAGGCCTTCGAGTACTCGCTGGGCTCGCGCCCGGCGGTGCGCTCGTTGAAGCTGAGCCCCTCGATGACGACGCGCCGGCGCCGTGGCGCTCCGCAGGCCGCACAGCACCCGGCCTCGGACGTCCCCGCCAGGATGCACGGCCGCGCCAGGTCCTCGGGGAACGTGGCGTAGTGGCCGCCGCGGTAGGGCTGCGTCGGGATCGTCCACACCGTGCGCTTGTTGCGGTGGGTGACCAGCTCGCGCACGGCGCGGCCGAAGCTCTCGTTCTGGCGCACTCGATCGTGGGGCGTCTTGCCGGGCGGCTGGGCCTTGCCGCCGACGCCTCCCCCGCGGGTGTGCGCGCCGCCGGTGACCGGCTCTCGGATCGCATCGGCGTCGTAGAAGTAGGTCGGCGACGGCGCGAGCAGGAACAGGTGCTCGTGGCTCTTGGTCGGGCGGTCCTCGACTGCCTCGGGCATGCAGTTCGGCTTGGCCCAGATGATCTCCGATCGCAGCACCCAGCCATCGGCCTGCAGCGCGAATGCCAGGCGCCACGGCATTCCGATCATGTCCTTGCGCTGGAAGCCCGCGGGCGGTCCGCTCCAGCCGTTCAGCTTCGACTTGCCCTTCCAGCTGGCGTCCCCGCGCTCCTGCATGAAGCTGCCGCCGCCGCCGTTGCCGCCGGCCGCGTAGGTGTCCCCCATGTTGAGCCAGAGCGTCCCGTCGGGGCGGAGCACGCGGCGCACCTCGCGGAACACCTCGACCATCGCATGGAGGAAGGCCTCGGGCGTCTCCTCGATGCCGAGCTGGCCGTCGACGCCGTAGTCGCGCAGGCACCAGTAGGGCGGGGAGGTCACGCAGGTGTGCGCGGAGGCGGCTGGCATCTCCCGCAGCCGCTCCCGGCAGTCGCCCACGAGGACCTGGTGGGTCACGGCGTCCACCTGCCCCGGCTGCCCCACTTCAGGACGATGTAGCGGATTTGCTCCCCGGTGGCATTCCGTCCGAGGTCGCGCAGCTGCAGGGCCATTGGCCGCCTCGGTGGCTTTGGTGGCTGCCAGCGCGGCGCCAGCGCGTAGACCAGCAGGCCGGCGCCGGTGATGGCGAGGGCGGCGAGCAGGGCGGCGGTCACGGGCGGCCTCCCGGCCGGTCCGGTACCACCTCGACCGACCCGTCTCTGTAGTGATAGAGCGCGACGCCGTCGGGCATGTAGCGGTTGGTGCGCATCTCGATGTCGCCGCGTAGGTGTGCCAGTCCAGGCGTGGCAGCGGGGCCGGCGACGACCGCGATCGGGCCCTTCCACTGCCGCCGCGTGATTGCCACCGGGCGGCGCATGCGTCGCAGTATTGCCTCGATATCCTTCCGTATGCTCTCGCAGCTGCCGCAGCGCTCGGGAGGGTCGAAGTCACAGGGCGCGTAGCCGAGCCGCGAGACCTTGCAGACATCCCGCACAGCCTGGTCGAGCACGGCGCGGGCGTCGTCGGTGAGGTTGAGGGTCACCGCCGCGGCCTCGCCGTAGGCACCCAGTACCTCCGCGGCTGCGTGTCCGCCGGCAGGTAGAGTGGGTGGCGGGGCGAGCGGTCCTTCGCCGTCCCGAGGCACCACAGCTGGCGCCGGCGCAGCACCCCGGCGACCGTGGCCGCGCGCTCTGCGATCAGGTCGCGCAGCGCTGCCGGGCCGTGGGAGCCCCATGCGCAGAGCACGGGCTGCGACAGCCCGCCGGCGGCCGCGATCGCGTCGTTGTTGCCCGGGCCCACCGGGTCGGTGGCGCTGAGCAGGTCCGCCGGCGAGGGGCTGCGCAGCGCGAACAGGTTGACGACCTCGATGCCGCCGGCGCCCCAGGCCTGCGCGAATCCAATGCAGCGGCGGATCGTCGGATCGTTGTCGACGGCATCGGCGGTCGACGGGTTCAGCATCAGCCACACCACCAGCCGCCGGTCGCTCCACCGGCGCCACAGGCGGTAGCGGTACCGGCCGCAGTCGCTGATGTCGGCGCCGCGGTCGTCGGTTGCGGCGAGGGCGAGCTGGGTCACGATGCGGCCCCGCTGGCTGCCACCACTTCCGCCGGCTCCTTCACCGGCTCCGGCAGCTTCTCGCCGCGCTGGAGCAGGTAGGCCTCGGCCAGGCTCTTCAGCCGATCCGTGCCGCTCTCCAGCCGCTCGAGCAGGCCGCCGTCGGGGTCGCGCACGCCCCGGGCCTGGGCCGCCTTCAGCCCCAGCATCTCGGCGACGACCGGATCCGAGCCGCTGTCGGACTGCAGGTAGTAGGCGACGACGCTGTCGCGCTGGCCGTCGCGGTGCACGCGCCCAGCGCACTGCTCGTGCACGCCTGGGCTCCAGTCGAGTTCTCCGAACACCACCGTGTTGCAGGCGCCCTGCAACCCATCGAGGCCGGCGCCGGAGCGTAGCGAGATAATCAGCACCTGGCAGTCGCCCTTCGTGAACGCATCGACTGCGTCTCGCTTCTGCTTCGGGCTCTCGCTGCCGGTGTAGAGCTGCGGCTTCAGCGCCTTGAGCTTGTCCAGCCACACCCCGTAGACCTCGCGGTGCCAGCCGAAGAGCACGACCTTGCCGGCGCCGCCCTCCACCAGCAGCCGCACGAACTCGGCGACGTAGGGGGCCTTGGCCACGCCGGTGGCCTGGCGCAGCCGCCAGTCGAGTTCGCCGGCGGCCTGGCGCTTGGTCATGCCGTCGAGGCCCTGCTGGAGCACCATGCGCGCCAGCTCGGCCACGCCGGCCGAGAGCGCCTCGAGGGCCTTCGGGTCGCTGGAGACGTGGTGCGGGACCTTGACCAACTCGGGCAGCTCGCGGCCCACGTCCTCGCGCGTGCGCCTGATCATCATACCCTGCTCGCGCAGGTAGGAGCCGAAGGCTTTGGGGTTGCTGAGCGCCGCCTTCTCGAACTCCCCGTAGCCGCCCTTGCACCACTCCGTTTGGAACTCGCTCTTGTTGCCGAGGGCGCCCGGGCGCAGCACCTGCATGATGTTCCACATCTCGCCGCCGAAGTTGTAGATGGGCGTCGCGCTCAGCCCGACGCGGACGTTGCAGCCCTCGGCGATGTGCTTGGCGGCGGCGTACTTCTTCGACGGCTCCTTGGGCTTGCCGGAGCGGCGCAGCTCCTGGCACTCGTCGAAGACCACCGAGCGTACCTTCCCGGCCAGCGTCTCGGCCCAGCCGGCCAGCTTGTGGTAGTTGCAGATCAGCACGTCGGGGAAGCGCGGCTCGATCAGGTCCATCTGGCCGGCGCGGCGTCGGCGCGGCGCTGCCACGTCGTAGGGCGTGCCCTTCTTGATCACGTGCTGTTCCAGCCCGGGCGCGAATCGCTCGATCTCGCGCTGCCACTGGATCGGTAGGTGGGTCAGCGTCACCACCAGCGCCGGCCGGGTCGCCGGGTCGGTCAGGGCGGCGATCGCGGTGCAGGTCTTGCCCAGGCCGACGTCGTCGGCGATCAGCAGCCCAGGCGACTGCAGGGCGAGCTCGGCGCCGATGCGCTGGTACTCGCGCGGCGGCAACGCCATCTTGAACGCACGCGGCTCGATGGTGCCGGTCAGCACGCCAGCGAACCGCTCCGCCCGCCGATCGTAGGCCTCGGCGCGCTTTTGCAGGTGCTCGAGCGGGTCGACCTCGAGCGGGTAGCGCTGCATGAACCACAGCAGGTCGCGGCACACCTCGTCGGTGTTGCGCAGCTTGATGGTTCCGACCTGGCCGCGCGCCGCGCCGAAGAAGCGCTTCAGGCGCAGGATCACGTGGGGCTCGGCCTGAATGTGCCAGTTCGTCTTCTTCAAGACCGCGGTGCCGAATGTCCTCATGTCATGTGGTCTCCAGGGTGACGACGTGCAGCGGCTTGCCGCCGAGCTCGTCGGGTAGGGTGGCGTGCCGCGCCACGATGGTGGCCAGCACCAGAGACTCGACGCGCTCGGACGCGGCGTAGCGGCTGAGCTGGCGCAGCACGGCGGTCGGCGGGCCGGCCAGCTTCACCTCGATGCCCACGCCGCCGACCAGGAAGTCGATGCGGTCGCCCGGCGCCAGGGAGACCTCGCGCTCGAAGTCGATGCCGTCGCGGCGCAGGGCCTCGGCGATGGCCTCCTGCAACTCGGCCTCGTCGTGGCAGAGGAAGCGGTAGCAGGTGAGGGTGCCCAGCACGGCAGTTGTCGCGCGGCTGTTCGATGCGGCGGGGCCGCCGGGTAACAGGTGTCGAACGGGGGTCATGGGGAATCCCCCGGGATAGCCGCCATGATGGCCCGGCCGATCACCTCCGCGACCTGGGGAACTACGGCGTTTCCGAGGGCTCTGAGTCTGTGTGCCCGATCGGGAATCCCATGAGCCACTCGACAAACCGCGGGTTGAGCGTCAGCTTGCACTCGCCCCCATGCGTGCAGGTCGTCGGGAGCGGGCGGCCACTGCGGCAGGTCGCGTCGGTCAACGTCGTGCCGCCCTCCGATCGCGGCCGACCCGTCGACTTGGAGATCGGGCCGTAGCCCCTCGCCCCGCTCGAGTTCGCGTCGCCGGCGGTCGCTGTTGGCCACATCGCTGACACCGCGTCCTCGAGATTCCGGCGCCCGGCGCCCAGCCGAATCTGCGCCATCGATGCCGAAGGGAACCCGCGCTTCGGATCGCCCAGTCGCGCCTTGGGCGTTGGCCACGTCCGGGCGACCGATGACAGCGGCTCGCCGCCCTGCGCGTTCCGCCCCTTCGTTGGCCCCCGCGCGTCCCTCGACAACGGCGTCGGCCATGCTCGGGCCCAGCTGAACAGGCTCGGCGTTCCAGCCGTCGGCCTCTTGTGGGACACCTGCCCCTCGTTCTGGCTGCTCCCGTACTCCGTCGCGCTCGGGGTCGGATACTCGCCACGCGACCACGAAGAGCCGGTCACGGCGGTGAGGGGCGCCAACGGCTGCAGCCGGTAGACCGTCCCAGACAGCATCATACCCGAGCGTGGCCAGGTCACCGAGGACGCGGTCGAGTCCTCGAGTAACGAGAGCTGGGACGTTCTCCACGACGACGCAGCGTGGTCGAAGTGCGCCAACGATTCGCGCGTACTCCGACCAGAGACCAGAGCGCGGATCTGCGAGGCCCAGCCCCTTTCCAGCGACGCTGACGCCCTGGCAGGGGAATCCTCCACAGATGAGCCCGGGCCGTTCGGCCCGCTCGTCGACTTGCCGGACATCGTCGTACCTCGTTGCGTTCGGCCAGTGCTCCGCGAGCACCCGCTGACAAAATGGATCGCTCTCGGCCTGCCAGAGCACCGGGCCAAGGCCAGCGCGCTCCAGACCCAGCTCGAGCCCGCCGATGCCGCTGAACAGGCTGCCGATCGCGAGGGTCACGCCGCGCCCTCCCGTGCCCCGCGCTCGGTCGCCGGCGCGCGCCCAAGCTCGTGGCGAACGATGGCTTCGAGCAGCCGCACCGTCAGCGAGTGGACTTCCGCTTCGGGCGCCTCGACCAGTCGGCCGGCCAGCAGCACGGGCTCGCTGAGCAGCACCGCCTTGCTGATCAGGTCGGCGTCCTCGCGCGTGAATTTCTCCCTCTGCGCGCACCGCTCGAGCAGCTCTTGTGCTACGACCAGCAGTGAACCTGTCCGCGACCTGTCCGCGCCCCCGTAACTACCCGGAATTACAAGGTTGGCTTTCCCCTCCGGAGCCAAAGGTCGGGCGTTCGAATCGCCCACCGCCTGCCCAATGATTTCAAGTAGTTGCGCCACTTGAGGATCGACAGCGCGGACAGGTTGCAGACATGTCCGCGCTGCCCGATTGCTCAGCGCGCGCGGGTCCAGGTGGGCGTAACGCTCGGTTACCGCCTCGTGGCTGTGGCCGAGGAACTTGGCGACGTCGGTCAGCGGCCAGGGATCGCCCCAGTAGCCGCTGACCAGGGCGCTGGCGCAGGTGTGGCGCAGGTCGTGGAAGCGCACCCGGCGGCGCAGCCCGACGCGGTAGCGCCAGCCCAGCAGCGTCAGCCCGCGGGCGCGGTCGGTCTGCGGCGCCCAGCCCCAGTCGTAGCCGCGAGCGTGGTGTCCTGGCTTGGCTCCCTTGCGCCGCGGGCGGCTGGGCCAGACAGGGCCGGCCTTCGGGCGCCCCTGGCCCTCCCACCAGGCGAGTAGGGCGGCCTGGCCCATCGGGGTGAGCGGCACGTCGCGCCTCGAGGTCTTCGTCTTCGTCTCGCCGTCCCAGCTGGCCAGCACGTCGATGCCCGGCCTGGGCCCGGTCAGCCGCACCCTCTCCCACGAGAGCGCGGCGAGTTCGCCCTGGCGCAGGCCCTGGTAGATGGCGACGGCGAAGGCCGAGCGCGCCTTCGCGGACAGGTCGGGGTGCTCGAGAACCTGTCCGATCTCCTCGATCGTGAGGAAGGTCCAGGGCTCCGGCGTCGCGACGAAGGTGTCCGGCAGCGACACGTCGGCCGCGGGGTTTGTGGGGATCAGCCCGTCCTCCACCGCCTCCTGCAGGCACAGCCGCAGCCTGCCGAGGGCGTGCTTGGCCGTGTCGCGGCTGATCGGGGTGCCGCGCTCGGAGATGTGCTCGGGTAGGGCGCGCGCCCAGTCCCGGACGTCGGGCATCGTGATCGCGTCGAGCGGCCAGTCGGCGAACTCGGCGGCGCAGACCGTGGTGCGCCAGACCGAGCGCCATGGCCCGATGTTCCGGCCGCCGGCCTTCTCGACCCACCGCTCGCCGTAGGCCCGGAGCGACGACGCGGCGCCGCGGAACTGGGTCTCGCGCCGGGCTTCGACCAGGGCGTTCAGCGCAGCGTGGGCCGCGTCCTCAGCCCGGACGGTGCCGACGTTGTGCATCCCGCCGGCGCCGTCCGGGAAGCGCGCCCGGAAGCGCCATGCGCCTCCCTGCCAGACGGGGGTGACGGTGCCGGTGCCGCGCGGGCGGCGGGTGACGGTGGGCTTGGGTGGGCGGTGGCTCATCGGTTCCTCAGCATCCGGAGTAGCCGCTTGGCCCGGGCGACGTCCAGGTCGGAGGGCGGCGGGCCGGGCGGCGCCGGCGGGTCGTAGACGCCAGCTCGCCGGCGGGCGCGGCGCTCCTTGCGGTCGCGCTCACGGGCCGTCAGGACGTTCAGCTGGCGCTGCAGGTCCTGCAGGATCGCCAGGGCGTCGCCGTCTTCGGCCGGGTCGCTCACCCCGAAAACCTCCCTACGATCACGTCGTTGTCGCCCAGGATGAGGGTCCGCATCGACAACTCGGCGATCACCATTTGGATGCTGCCGGCCACCAGCGCATCGGCGAACTCTGCGGCCGGGGTGTCATCGCGCACGAGCCGGTCGAAGCTTTCAACGATGACGACGGCCGGTCCGTTCTCTGCCGCTCGGCGCAATAGAGCGTCGAAGCCAGGGCGCGCACGGCGCCCGAGCCAGCCCGGGATAGCGCGGTCCTCGAACACCTCCGCCAGCGGGTACCCGCGCTCCTCTGCGAAGCTGCGGATGTGCTTCACCTGGCGGTCGACGCTGAGCGGCTGCTTGGCCGTGCTGGACCGTGCGTAGCCCAGGAAGATCCGGGCGCCTGCCGTCGGGTCAGCCACCCCGCACCTCCTCGCCGTCCAGGTCGCCCACCGTCACCGACAGCCCCCGGCGCAGCCGCCAGCCCTGCCAGAACCGCAGCTGCTCGGGCGTCACGTGGGCGTGGCCGAGCTCGGGGTCGAGCAGCGCCTGGCCGATGCCCTCGGCGTAGGCCAGGGCGAAGCGCTCGCGAACGGCGCGCTGCTCGAAGGCGCCGAGGGCCAGGCGGGGGCGGGGGAAGCCGTCAGGCACCGGTCGGCTCCCAAGGCCGCTCAACGGCCTTGAGCCCCTGCCTTCTTCGGGCCACGTTCTCGTCGTACCAGCAGCGCCCCTCCGGGCACTGGCATCGCTTCCGGCCGTAGTACCGGGGGCACGCCTTGTTGGACAGCTGGACGCTGTCGTCGATGTACTGCGGCTCCTCGTCGTCGGCCTCAGCGTGCAGACCCACGGGCACGCCATCGACCGAGAGCAGCATCGGGTGGTCGCGCAGACTCAGGTCGTGGGCCCGGTTGATCCAGAGGATGCAGCCAGGCGTGTGGCATTCGCCGCCTGCGCCGTCCAGACAGAGCGAGCACAGCTGCATCTCCACGACGTGGAGCGTAGGTTCCTCACCCATGACTACCTCGCCCTCCAGAGCAGCCCCAGCGCCGACCGCGGGCCTTCGTGCTGAGCGTTCGCCGCCTCGGCCTCCTGAAACTGGAAGTCGACCGGCAGGCCCGACGCCAGGCCGAGGTGCTCCGACAGCACCATGCAGAGCATCTCCCATCGCGGGTCCATGAACGGGTCACGCGGGCTCAACCCGGGGAACATGCCGCGCCACTCGGCGTCCGACAGGATCGCGCGCACGTCAACGTCGCGGTAATCCGGCCGCTGCAAGCAGGAACCGACCAAAAAGACGCCGTAGCCGAAGGCGCGATGCAGCGGCGCACACGCCAAGTCGAGCGCCATCAGCCGGGGGCGCAGGAGATAGGTGCCGCGGCGTTCACTGTTAGTCATCCTTGGTATCCGGTTCCTTGGACTCGCGCTCCGCGGCCATGCCCTTCTCGAAGCCTTTGACGATCGTGTTGGCGATGCCGTCCCAGAGCTTCTCGAGCTTGTCGGTGCGGGCGACCTCGGCATCGAGCTCAACGCCGCACCATGGGCAGAACGTCGCCGGCACGAGGGCGAAGCCCATGGGCTGCGTGCCCGGCGGCATCGGCGCGTGCAGCTCCCAGCCGCGGGAGTCGTTACGGACTAGCTCGATGCGCTTGGACACGTCGCAACAGCTGTGCTTGCGCGGTGGTGGTGGCAGGTGTCGAAGGTCACCCATGACTACCTCGTCTCCCTTCGCTCACGGTGGAGCGGGCCGCGCTTGCGCCGGCGCTCGAAGCCGGCGAGCCCGAGCGCCGTTCTGACGCCATCCACTACGTTCCGCGCGGCGACATCTCCGTTCTTGCGCGCGCACAGTGCATCGTCGTGGGCATCCATGAATCTTTCGATCGCCCAAAGTTTGCCGCGCGCGCTGCGCAACTCTTCGGCCCTGCGGTCTCGAAAACACGCGGAGCACCAGTTCGTGTCGTCAGCGAGCGCCGCGTACTCGGCACGCGCACCGCAAGCGCTGCAGTCGTCATCGACCGCTACATCGAGGAGCTGGTTGGCCCATGTCTCGGCCTGCTCGGTTCGCCATTGTAGGTCCGCCACCCTCTTGGCCAGCTCCTCGATCCGCGCCTCCCGCCGCACCAGCTCCGCCTGCATCGCGTCGATCTCCGACAGCAGCTCGGGCAGCAGGCGCACCAGTTCCACCAGGTCCTGGACGGCGAAACTGCGGCGCTCGAGGTCGAGGGCGATGCCGCGGGCGACGGCGACTTCGGGGGAGTCGGTGGGGCGCTGGTTGGAGGCGGACGCCTCCCTTGGCTCCCAGCGAAGCTCGAACACTGGACCGTCATCGTCATCTTCTGGCGGCGGGCCAGGCACGAACGTCTCCCCACCGAACGTGACCTCGACGTCGATGGGCGCGCAGGCCACCGGCTCCTCGACCGCCATCGTCACGAACACCTTCACATCGAACACCCGCCCAGGCCGGTCGACGTGGTTACCGCACTCAGGACACTCGCGCGTGTCGTTCGGCACCGCGCAGTCGCGCTCGCACGTGTCGCAGTAGGCGCCGCGATAGCCGGGGGAGTTGGCGGCCGGGGTGTCAGGCTCATTGCGCATTGGTCGACCCTCTCCACTGCGCACGCTCGTGCTGCAGCCGCAGCTCCCTCGCCTTGCGCCTGGCCGCCTTGACGTCCTTCGCATCGACGGTGTACTCGATGCAGCCTCCCCACAGCGGGTTGTAGTAGAGTGAGTAGGCCGTCACGTGACGCAGAATGGGTGCCTTGTTGGGGCGAGCCCTATCGCGGTGATAAAAAGTCCCGAAGGTGAATGAGCGGTCAGGCATCGGCGATCTTCCTTTCGATCTCCCATACGCAGTCGTCGCAGAGGCCCGGCGTGTCGTCGGCGCAACCCTGCTCGTAAGAGACCACCTCCCCGCACCGGTTGCAGACCCAGCGCTCGCATCCGGAGCAATCTCGCTCGTCGAGCGTGCAGCCCGGGTGCAAATAGCGCTCCATGTCCGGCGACCAGACGACCAAGCAGAAGTCGACGCAGTCGTCTGCCGGCAAGCCGATGTGGAGTGCGCTCACGCCCACCTCCCGCTCGCCGGCATTCCGTTCGCCCGAGCCTGCTCGTAGCGGATGCGGTCGAACTGCACCCGCACCCGTTCGAAGACCTCGTCCGGCAGCCGCCACAGGCCTTGCGCGCCGCGGCAGGGCACGGGCTCGGGCAGCACGACTCGCCGTGATGCCGGCAGCTCCCAGCACTCGGGACCGAACGCCCAGGGGTCAGAATGCACAGCGCTCTTCCCCGGCAGCGAGTAGGAGCCGGTCAGCCTGCAGAGCACCGTGATGACGCTGTCGGGATGGTCGCCGGCCGGCGGCACCGCCTGCGCCGCAGACCCGAAGAAGCCGGCGCGCATGCGCTGCCATGCGCCATCGTCGAAGGCCTTGCCGGAGTGCAGGGCGACCCAGCCGCCGATCATCTGTCGCGGCGGCTTCCATCCGCGGTTCTCCACGCCCTTGGCTTCCGACTCGGGCAGATGCGTGAACGCCCACGGCCACGGGCGGTGCAGCGTCAGGCCGCGGATGATGCGGCCTTCGAGGGTGTGCTCAGGCACTGGTCACCGCCTTCGCGTAGCTCTCGGCAAGCAGTCCGATTGCCTCGGCGATTTCGACGAATTCGCACGGTGCCTCGACGCAGTTGCAGTCAGCGAAGTAGTGCTCTTTGGACCACGCGATCAGCTTCGCCAGTTGCTCTGCGCTCGGGGCGCGAGCCCTCAGCGACGCATCGATCGGTGGCTTGTTCGTGTGCTCAGTCACGTGTCGCCTACGCCGTTGCCTGTGATGCCGTTGCCTGCGACTTCTTCGAGGTCGTCTTACCGGCCGCGGCCTTCTTCTTCGTGGCGACTTTCTTCGCCGCGGCCATCTCCCCCTTCTTCGCCTCGGCCTTGCTGCTGGCCTTCCCGTTCTTCTTCGCCTTCGCCGCCTTGCGCTCCGCCTCGAGCGCCTTCTTGGCTGCCGCCTCGGTTTTCTTCAGGTCGACGCCGTACTCCTTGCACAGCGCCTTAAGTTCGTCCGAGGGCTTCCCTTCGCTGCCGCCCCAATGCACCTGGGTGGGCAACAGCGCCTCGAAGACCAGGCCGCGCAGCTCGCCCTCGGTCATCTTGGCGATGTCCTTCTCCGCGTGTCCGAAAGCGTCGTTGGGCGACACATCCCCCGACCAGCCCCGGCGATCGGACATGTCGCCGCCGTAGTCGACGTCCATGCGCGCGGCGTGTAGGGCCAGGGTGCGCCACAGCTTCGTCGTGGCCGCTCGCTTCTCGATGCGTTTCACCACCTCGCCGATGGCCAGGTCGTGCGCCTTGCGAGCGAGGTCGCGCGCGGTGATCGCCGCCGGCGCCGCTGCTTTGCCATCCGAAGCGCCGCCGTTGTCGTTGGCGGCCTGACCATCGGCGGTCTTGCCTCCGCTGCCGCCCGCGCCGGCGTTCTGCTTGCGAAAGTCGTGGCCAGCGTCGCGCAGCGCCCGGGCCAGACCCTTCGCAGTCACCAGCTCCACGATCTTCCCGCTCGGTGCCCGAGCGAGCGTTCGCGGGTGCTTCTTGCCGAGCAGGCGCGCGTAGGTGCGGTGCTTCGGGTCCTCGATGCAGTGCGACGCCATGTCGACGTAGCCGCAGCCGACGGCGACCTGGTCGCTGCCGTAGGGAAAAATCTCTTTGAGCGCCTTCGCCGCGGTGATGACCTCCCACCCCTTCTCGCGCGCGTCGGCCTGCACGACCTTCCAGTGCGCGTCGAGCTTCGACTCGTAGCAGTTGGGCGCGGTGCACAGGTCGTCGCTGTCGACGTCGTCGAATAGCTCAGGTTGGTTGCCGGTCCGTTGCGGGCAGACCGAGCACGCGCCGGCCTTGTCGACCAGGTCGGGGTCGTCGGTCTTGAACGGCGCGTCGGCCAGCCGGAGCATGTACCGCTCGCGCACCAGCCGCGAAGCCTCGCGCGCGGTCGGCAGGTCGCCGCGAAAGTCGGGCTCCACGAGTTGCTGAACGGCCTTGTTCTGCAGCGCCTCGTCGGGGATGCGCGCCACCACGAGCGCCGAGGCCGCCGAGAGCTTGCCCCCAAGGAAGGCCTCCCGCCCGGCCTTGCTCAGCGCGCACAGCTGCAGCCGCTGGTAGATGTAGCCCGCCGGCCGGCCGACCTTCGCGGCCATGTCCGCCACGTTCACGCCACGCTCGCGCAGCCGCCGGTAGCCGTCCGCTTCGTCGAGCGGGTGCACGTCCTCGCGCTGCAGGTTTTCGACGAGCTGCGCCTCCTCGACCTCCTCGTCGGTCATCTCGGCGATGGTGACGGGTACCTCATCGAGGCCGATGGCCGTCGCCGCGCGCAGCCGCCGCGAGCCGAGCACCACCTCGTACTGCTTCGAGGAGTCGCTCTCGAGTGGACGCAGCCGCACGAGCAGCGCCTGCAGGACGCCGTGCTTCATCATGCTGTGCTGCAGCTCGCCGTCGCGCGCCTGGTCCACGATCTTCCGTGGATTGGTGAGCGACTCGTACAGCGCTTTGGTTGGCAGTTTTTCCATGTCTCGTTCTCCCTTTTCTAGGCCGCTTCGCTTTTTGTCGTGGCGCAGAACGCATCCAGCACGTCGGCTGCTGTTTCGATGTGATCGAGCACGTCGGCGAGTACGCTCTTCGCCTCGTCGGTCGACAGTTCCGCGCACTGCACGGTCCGAAGCGCGGCAGTGAAGTCGCGCAGTTTCTCTACGTCGGGCTTCAGAGCTTCGAGGCGGGCCGCCTCTTGCTTTTGGCGCTCGAGTTCTGCCAGTCGACGCGCTTCCTCGGCCTCGCGCTCACGCTCAGCGCGCTCGACGGCTTCCCGCTCTCTACGTACACGCGCGGCCTCGGCCTCCAGCGCTGCCTTCTGCTCAGCAAGCTTGCGCTGTTCTGCTTCGAGAGCTGCGCGCTCCTTCGCCAGGCGCGCCTCTTCAGCTTCGCGTTCGGCACGAAGCTTCGCCTCCTCGGCTTCACGCTCGGCACGAATACGCTCCTCAATCTCGCGTAGCCGGGCCTCTTCCTTCTCCCGCCTGATGCGGGCCCTCTCGTCGTCGACCGCTTGCTTCTTCGCCTTGAGGTCGCTTTCGATCGGCTCGATCAGCGCGACCAGCTTTTTGGCTTCGGCGTCGATCACCCGGCACAGTTCGAGCGGCTTCCGCTTCAGCTCTTTGCGCAGCGCCTCGATGCTGGTCCGAGCACCACGCCAATGAGCGATGCCCTTGCGGACCTTCTCGTAGCCTTCTGGCGTGTCAGTGGTGAGCGCCGCGTACTCGGCGCGCTTCGCCTCGATCTGTTCGGCGGTGATGTCGTACTGCACGATTTGCGTGGCCATCGCTATGCCAGTCCCTTCTTCTCCGCGATCCACTGCGTCACCACGAGCTTGCCCTCGGGCTCGTTCATCTCACCCGTCTCGGCGTCGTAGTAGAGTTCGCTGTCGTCGTGTACTTGCGAGTGCGGGATCCACATCTCGCCGCGCTCACCGAGGTCGTAGAGCGCCGCCTTTGCGCTGACGCTCAGAACCTTCACATCCTCGATCGGTACCCCCGGCTTGTCTTCGTCTCGAATCGTCCTCGGCATCGTCAAATCTCTCCTCTCAGGCGCTCGATGAGCCCCGTGTTGCGCTTCGGCGGAACCTTGTCTTTGACCGCCGCAGCAATGCCCTTGCGGTTGCCGACCAAGATCACGCCCTTCCTCGACCGTGTGATCGCCGTGTAGAGCAGCTGGCGCGTCAGCATGTGCGTGTGAGTTGAATGACAGACGACCACAACCCACGGCCACTCCGAGCCTTGGCTTTTGTGTACCGTCAGGGCGTAGGCGAGCTGCAGGGCCCCGGCCTTCTCGGTGGAGTATTCGACCGGCGGTCGGTCGGGATACTGGACCACCAGGCCTTTTCCACCGACCTCGGTGATGTCGCCCACCTCGCCGTTGAACACACCCAGGTCGTAATCGTTGCGCGTCTGGATCACGCGGTCGCCGGCGCGCAGCCGCACTCCACCGCGCTCGAGGTACTTCTCAGTGCTGCCTGGGCGGGGCGGGTTGAGCACCCGTTGCAGCGCAGCGTTGGCCTTCTCGATGCCGGCCGGGCCCGTGCGCTGTGGGATGAGCACCTGGGCCTCGTCGTTGACCTCGGTCGGAATGGTCGTGGCCATCAGCTCGCACAGCTTGGGCACGATCGCATCGGACTCGGCGACTTCGACGAAGCGGAAGTCGTGGCTACGCTCGAGTTCGGGCATCTGACCCTGGATCACGCGATGCGCGTTGCGGTAGACCCACGAGCCCTGCGCGGCGCGGTGAAGTGTGTTCAGCCGGGCGAGCGGCACCATGCCTGAGTCGATTAGGTCGCCGAACACGCGGCCGGGCCCCACCGGGGGCAGCTGGTCGGCATCGCCCACCAAGATGAGCCGGGTGCGCCGCGGGTGGATCGCGTCGAACAGGGTAGCGCCCAGCTCGACGTCGATCATCGAGGATTCGTCGATGATGACCGCGTCGGCCGACAGCGGGTTGCGGCGATTGTGGCGCCAACCGTCGACCGGATGGAAGCCAAGCATTCGGTGAATGGTCACGGCTTCGCGGCCCGTGGCTTCGTTGAGGCGCTTGCTCGCTTTCCCGGTCGGGCTGGCGAGCAGGTAAGAACGGCCGCGCGAGTCGAGGCGATCAAGGGCGAATCGAGTGATCGTTGTCTTCCCGCATCCGGGACCTCCGGTGACGATGCCAACCGGAGCCGCACACGCGAGCTCGACGGCGCGTTGCTGAGACGGATCCAACTCAATCGACATGCGACCATTGCTCCCGTGATGCGATCTTCCTGACCTGCCGCGGATTGATGCCGTACCGCGCAGCGAGCTCTGCATTGGTTGCCCCCCCGACCTTTGCTTGGCGAATGTCCCTTACATCGGAGGGACGAAGCTTTGCGGCAGGGCGAGAGATCCGGCCTTTCCCACTCATGTCCCGCATGTTCTCTGCTTGAGTACCGAGGAACAGATGCCCTGGGTTGCAGCACGCCGGAACGTCGCAGTCATGACAAACAAAGAGCCCGCCCGGGATTCGTCCGAACGTCAGCTCCCACGCCAGCCGATGAGCACGGATGAGTCCCTGGGATCGACGGCCGCGGCCGACCAAGCCGTATCCCCACGGATGTGTCGCGCCGGTCCAAAGCCAGCAGCCAGAGACCGTGTCGAATCGAAGCATGGCCCAGAAGCGCTCCGGTAGTGGTCGCATCGCTTTCACGCCGCGCGCTCCTTGCCCTCGAGCAGCCGCCGCAGCGCCGCCGCACAGTCGGCCTCGGCGGTGTCGAGCTTCGACGGGTAGACCCGCCAACCCCGGCGCACTACCTGGCCCAACTTCACCGCCTCGAGTATTTGCGGCCCGATGCTGTCGGCCGGCACCTCAAGCAGTTTCGCTGCCATGTTCACCACCGCCTTGCCCGCCAGGTAGCAGTGGCCCGCCGAGCTGGCTTCGTGCAGCGTGTGCTCGACACCGGCTCGGATGCGGCTCGGTGCATCCGGCAGCACGCCCATCTTGCGAGCTACTGCGTCCGCGCGCAGGAAGCCAAAGCCGTGCACGAAGCGCGAGAGCTGGTAGGGGTCGTCGCGCAGCTGCTCGACCACCCGGTCGAGCCTCTTCCAAGCGTTCACGCACTGGCCGACCTGGTGGTCGGTGAGCCCCCAGCCGCGTAGCTTCACCATGGCGTCGCGCTCGGCCCGATGGCGCGCGTAGGCTTCGGTGATGGCCTTGAGGCGCTTTGCGTTGATGCCATCTACCTCGAGCAGGCGCTCGGGGTGTTGCTCAATGGTCTCCCACAGCGCATCGCCGAAACGCTCCACGAGCGCCCGAGCCCGGCCCTCGCCGATGTCCGGCAAGCGCGAGGCCATCCACTTTGCCGCACCCTCGGCGCCCACCAGTTCGGCGGCCTCGCAGCGCCGAACCTTGAACTGCCGGCCGAAGCGTTGGTGGTCGGTCCAGTAACCCTCGACTGAGATGTGGTCGCCCACGTTTACGCCGAGCAGCTTGCCGACGACGGTTACGTCGCGGTGCCTCGCTCCGGCTCGCACGCGCAGTGCACCACGGCCCCAGTGGTCGGCACCGAAGACGCGATGTGCGATCAGTTCGCCGCGCAGCGTTTCGATCTTGTGGCTGATGTCCGGCATGGCGTGAGTCGGTGGGTGAGGGCGGGCGAGGGCGGGCGGGCGAAAGGAATCGGGACCAGTTCCAACGGTAGGAGGGGGTTCCGCCGCGCCGCTGGTCCCACCCAGCGCGACGGCCTCAGCGCGCACACCCGCGGCGCGCCGAAGTCTTTAGTGCGATGGCGCTAGATGGTGGCGGGCTCTTCGACGAAGTCCTCGCCCTCGTCCTTGGTGAAGTCGCCCGGGTCGAAGCTGGCGTCGCCGCCGCCGTTGCCGTCGCCGGTTTCGCGGCTGACCACCTGGTCCTCGAGGCGCTGCAGCGACTCGGCCAACATCTCAGCCGCGCTCTTCGCTGCTTCATGCATTTGGTGGATGCGTTCCTTGGGCAATACAGCCACTTTCTGCAGCACTGGCAGGGCGTAGTTCTTGTGCGTCTTGGCGTCCAAGGTGATGCGGCACTCGAAAACGAAGAGCGGGTAGTCCTTCGCCACGCCCTTTACAATGCGACGGCCGAGATGGTGCTTCTGCAAGTACAACTTGATGACGCCCTCGCTCGTCTTCTTGAAGCGGATGACGAAAGGCAGGCTCGTCTCGAACTCGATGCCCACGACGTTGTAAACGGTGCTGCAGTCGCGGCCGCGCTTGCCCTCGTCGTTTGCGGTCCACTTCGCGTGCGGACAACCATTGCAGCTGCGCGTGGAACCGTCCTCCATCTCGCCGGTTACGCGGTCCATGCTGCGGCAGCGAACCTCGGTGCGGTTTTCGTCGTTGTTGAACTCGCTCCAAAGATTTGACTTGTGGATGTGTAGCAACGCACAGTGAATTTCCTTCTGCGCGCGCTCGGCGATCGTGTCGAAGAAGGCATTGGGCGGCACGGGCTCGCCGTCCTCGTCAGTGCCCTTGAAGTTGAACACCTTCGCTGCAAGCTTGATTTCCTCGCTACCGATTTCATCGAGACCATCGACTTCAAACTCGAAATCTTCGCCGAGCCCCGCGAGTTCATCATTGGTCGGCAGCGCAAGCGCCGCGCTCGATCCGTTGTCGTCTTTGCTTGCGTTGCCGGCGCCGCCGGCGTTTTTCTTGGTTCCCATGATTCAGTCCTCTCGGGTGTTTCGTTCGTCGTTGTCAGGGCAGGCCGCTACGCGACGTCGCCCAGCTCATCCAGGTCGAGGCCCTTGAGGGCCCCTTCAATCTGCTTCTTTTCCTCGCCCTTCGGCGCGTAGCCGGCGGTGAGGCACGGCGCCCTGAACGCGCAGCGCTTGCACTTCTCGCCGACCGATTCGAAGAAGCGGCCCATGCGCACCACGCCCACGACGTTGCGCACCAGGTGCTCGAGGCGCACGACGTCCCGCGCCGTGCGCCGCATCTGCCACCACGCCGGGCCGCGCCCGTCGCCCTTTTCGCAGGTGACCTCGCCCGGCTCGGTGAGACCGAAGAACTCCATTTCCTCGGGGCGATCGACGCGCTTCTTTTGCTTCCGCGTGTACGGCAGGTAGTCGCGCATGTGGACCACGTGCATCGACGAGGGGAACTCGTGGAAGCGCCGGCCGACGCTGACCTCGCCGCCGGTGTCCACCAGCTCGCGGCCCATCGCTACCAGCACCGCCTCCATGCCGGCGCGCTCCACTCGGAATCGACTCGAGCCCGTGATCTCGACACCATAGGGGCCCGTGGCTTTCCACCCGCCGACGCAGCCATCCTCGTCGACCACCTGCTCGATCTGCACCAGCTCGCGCGACAGGAAAATCCCGTCGTGCAGGGCGTTGGCGTAGAGCCCGCTCTCGAAGCCATGCTCGAGGTCGATGGGGTCGGGCCGCTGCTGCCCGGTCTTCCAGTCGCAGAAGGCGATGGTGTCCGGCGCTGACCGAGGCCGGTAGACGAGGTCCACGTGGCCTGCAGTCCAGTAGTCGCCGAGTGGCGCGATGAACCCGGCCTCAACCTCGACGACCTCGGCGACATGGTTGTGCAGGTCGTTGAGCAGCGCGACCGTCATCCACACGGCGTCCTCGACTACCTTGTCCGGGCTGTCCTTCGGTCCCCATGTGAGCTCGCGGCCGCCGCCCGCGCGCACCATCTCCTGCTGAAACACATCGCGCACGGGCCCAGTCGCCACGGGCCTGCCGGCGAGCAGCGCTTCGCGCATCTCCGGGTTGTTCAGCGCACGCGCGATCGTCTCGTGCGAGGCGTTGCCGATGCAGGCCTTGCCCGACACCGTCTCACGCTCGGGGCGCTCCGTCTCCTGCATCGAGTAGCGAAACGCGCGCAGGCAGCCGAAATTGCCGGTGATCGACGAGAGCTGGCTTTTGTGGATGGGGTCGTCAAGCGTGCCCCAGCGTTGATGATTCCACTTTCCGTTGGTGTTGCTCGCCATGTCAGTCGCTCCGTGGGTTCAAAAAATGGATGGGCCAGCCGCCCGAGCCGCGCCGAGGGACAGGGATTGACGGCGCAAGGGGGCCCAGGCGGCTGGCCCAAAGTTAGGTGCCGGTCCCCGCCGCTCCCAGAAGCGGTCCAATGCGACCAGGGCGGGGGTGTGGAGCGTTAGCCTCAGACCGGCGTTCAAGCATGTGCCCGGCTCCACCAGGGGATCGCAACTAGTGGTCTCACTGCGATCGGTGTCGATTGTTTTGGGACAGCGGGCCTCGTCAGCCAATCCACCACGACACAACGTCGTTGCTGGTCTCTCCCAGCGGTCCCTGCTTTGTCCCGACCTCCCGGTATCGGCCGCTGACAGAGGGCAATGCAGGCCCCTGCAGGAAGCGCTGCCACGCTTCGGACGCAAACCCATCAGTGCACCCGCCCGCTGCGCGTCGACGCGCTCACCGCGCCGCCGACGGTCGCTCCGCGCACAGGCGCGTAGCCGTGTTGCTCAAGCCAGGGCGTAACCTGGTCAGACGGCAGTTCGAGTACTCCCAGGACGAGGTGCCAGCGTGCCATCTGATCCGCCGCACTTTCGAGCCCCACCACGAGCGCGACCGCGGTTGCTTGAGAAAACCGGAAGGAGTGCCCCTGCTCGAGGAGGATCGAAGCGGCGGACTTCTGCGCGCCGTCGCGGCGCTGCTGGCGCTCTTCGGGGGCCATCACGCGGCCTCCGACAGCTGCTCGCCGGACCAAGCATTCAAGCCGCGAACCTCGGCCGGCACGTCCGGGTCGTCGATACCCCCATAGCCGAGCAGGTAGAGCGCGCACTCGTAGCTGCCGGCCACCACCAGCGGCTCGTAGCCGGGCGCGCCCTCGAGGACCCACACGACCCCGCGGTGCGTCTCGCACAGTTCCGGCCCGCAGGCGCTGCAGTCCGCCGGCACAGTGCCATCGCCGTCCCCGTAGCCGTCGACACAGGTTGGGCACGGCAACGAGTACTCGCGATCGCCCTCGAGGAACCACGCGACAAGGTCGCCGTCGCAGTGCGGGCACGGCTCGCGCAAGCCGCGCTCGTGAGCGTCAATGCAGGCGTGCACGGTGGCCAGCTGACCATTCCACGCGCGGAACTTGACCGAACGCACGGGCTCGTAGATGCGGCCGAGCGCGCTCACGCGGCCCTCCGACTGCCGACGACGGCAGCGAGCTTCGGCGACAGCGCCGGCGCCGACGTGATGTTGGCGCGGGCCCAGGCCCGGAAGCCCGGCCCGCGCAGGCGAGCGATGCTTCCGCGGCCCGCACAGGCGGGACACTTGACCGCCACGATCGAACCGGCGTCGAGTTCGCCGCCGCCATCACAAGCGCGGCATTCTTCGCGGACAAGGTACTCGCGCCGGTAGCGGCGACGGGCGATGTGCTGGGTCTTGATGGAGTTCACGCCGCCTCCGAGGCAAGCTCAGGGTGAGGCAGCGCGACCGAAGCAGCCGGTGGCGGCTCGAGCGGCGACGTGGGGGGGGCGGCTGTGGCCGTGGGCGTGGGCGTCGAGAAGTTGCCTAGCGCGCGGCGAAGGCGACGTCGAAGGCGAGCCGCGCAGGCCTGGCAGCAGGTGCTACCGGCCGCGGCGCCGCAGCGCAGGCACAGGGCCTCGGTCGGGTGCGGCGAGGCGGGGGCCTCGGCGAGGTGGGTGGGTGGCGCGGGATGGGTGGCCCCGGTGGATGCTGACGGCGTGGATGGCGGGTGTGCCATGGGTTCCTCCTGTCTTCGTTGGGACGAGGAGAAGCATGACAAACGTAATGCACAGAGTCAATACGACTGTCATAAAAAAATTGTCCGCCGGCGCATGATCCGCTCATATGAGTGCTAATTGAGCGCAGGACCCATGCAATGCGCAGATCACCCAAGGCCCTGCACACCGAGGCGGCCGGGGTCAGCCGGGCCGCGGGCGGACGGGCCGTAACTGTCTGGCGTGGCCGCGCTAGCGCGCTACGACGCCAGGGACCGGAAGCGTGCGCACAACGCTTCTGTCACGCGCTACGTCATCCAACAGAAGAATTGCCTCGCGCTCATCGGCAGCGGTCGCGGGCTGTGGGTAGTGCAGGAGCCCGCCGTCGACATGGGGACGGCACACAGACTCGTCGGCCCAGATTCCCGCCCGTGCCCGGACTAGGGCCCCCTTCAGATCACGGCTGAACTCCCTACCCCTATTTGGCATCGCAACTCACAGCCTAGCGCTGCCACAGATCTGACACAACGGCAGGTTTGCTACCCCCAAAATCTGCCGGTATGCAGAAAATGGACGGTGAGGGGCGAAGGGAAAACTACCCGAACGTTGTGGGGTGTGACCCGGCTAACAATCTGTGCCTCAAGTGTCGCCCGAAAAGAGCGAAGAGGCAGGCATGAAGTACGTGATTAATTTGAGGAAATTGCGCATCGACGCGATCTCCTCTGACGACCCGGACGAACTGGAGCTGTCCATTGTCCTGCCGCTCCGCGGCCGCATCAGCGACTTGCCCGGGCCGATCACCGGTGCGCTTACGCGGCGCCAGGCGGATGTGCTGAAGCTGATCGCGTGGGGACGCACCATCGCAGAGGTGGCCGACGAACTCGACGTGGGAGAGTCGACGATCGCGAAGCACCTGAAGCTGGCCTACGCGCGCCTGGGCACACGGAATCGCTCGGAGACCCTCAGGCTGATACGCGACGCCTGGTCACGACGCTGATTTTTTCGCGCGGTCCGTGAGCCAGCGCGCAAAACCCTCGATCTCGGGCATTGAGAGCACCCCCGCTCGACGCGAGATGTCCGCGTTGATCACGGCGTGCTCGCCGATTTTTGCCTCGATTCCGGACGGCAACTCGTCCCCAGACCTCAGCAGTCGGCGATAGAGCGTAAGCGCTAATTCGTAGTGCAAGCCAGACGATTTTCGCCCCAGCCCTACGCGGTCGTCCAACAGAAAGTCGTGCTCGGTCGCGAGAAGATCCTTCGCATGAAAGCGAGTAAAATCTTCCCACGCTGAGGAGAGCATGCGCACGACGGCGTGCGCGCCCAACGCGTTATCGTTGTCCGCCTCGGCCAGCAGGCGCAATTCGAGGTGGTCTTTGTAATAGGGCTCGTCGAGCGCCGCGTCGGTAAAAAACTGCGCGCTGAGCCCCAGCGCATCGATTGCCGCCTCGCACGTCTCCCACTTCGCCTTACGTTTACCTGACAGCAACAGCGAAAAATGCGGCTGGGGGATGCCGAGGCGACGTGCTGCGGCGCTTTTGGCGCCGTGTCCGTCGTACTCCGCAACGAGCTGTCGGCAGAGAAGCTGAAATCTCGCTGCCGCAAGAGTGGGGCGCTTTCTGATCATTACACGTGTTGTACGCGCCCCGGAATAACATGCGTATTGACTGGCGCATGACAAAGCGTATAGTTCTGTATGTGAGTACGGTTCATCAACGGTTCGCTGCATGGGTCGACTGGCTGGGAGTGTCTCAGGCTGCGGTCGGAAAAATGATCGGCGGCACCCAGGGAGCTGTCAGTCACATCCTAAATGGCAGGCGCAACGCCGGGAGGCTGTGCTTCGCGATTGAGGACGCCATGCGCCAGCCGCACCCGGTTACGGGCGAAACCTATTCGAAGGCGCCGATCGACCCACGGGAGTGGCGCGTGGCGCCGAAGCGTTCGCGGGCAACCAAAGCCGCATGACCTCACCATACGGACGCTGCGCCACGCACTAAAGGGGACTGCGATGCGAAATTCGACACCTAAACTCACTGTCAGACGCGACTCGGCCGAAAAGACACTGTGGCGGCAAGACTACGAAGCCGCACGAAAGCACTTCGGGATTTCCTACGACGCCATCGGCGCTCACTGTGGGGTAAGCAAGAACAAGGCAGCCCTGTGGGGCAAGCCAGATAGGTTGCTGCCCAACGCGGAACACCTACGGAAAATGCCCGCAGAGATCCGCGCGTTCCTTCGCGCACGTGAAGCCGCGCGCGAAGGTCTGGCAGTGGTGCTCGCAGAAGCCGATGGGCTCGACAACCACCAGCGACAGACGGAGATGACCGTCAAGATGTGCGACCTGATGTCGCTGCACGCCAACGTGCTCGCAGACGGCAAGCGCACGCGCAACGAAACCGTGCAGCTGATTCCGGTGCTCGACGAGGTGATCCACGCGCTCACCAGCGCTCGCACGACGCTGCAGCAGGAGCTGGACGCGTCCGAAGGCAACGTCTTTCCGTTCGTTCGCACACCAGCTCCACCGCCGCCACCGGGAGCGGGGACGGCGGTGCCAGCAGCGGCGCCAGCAGCACGCAGGTCCCTCAACCGCGAAAGCGCGTAGGCCGTAGGCAACTCCAGCCCATGAAGGTCATCTACATCGCCGGCCCCTTCCGAGCCCCCACGGGCTGGAAAGTCGAGCAGAACGTCCGCCGCGCCGAAGAGTGCGGGTTCCGTGTCGCGCAGCTCGGCGGGATGCCTTTGATCCCGCACACCAACACCCGCTTTTTCAACGGAGAACTGACTGACCAGTTTTGGCTCGACGGAACGCTCGAGCTACTCAAGCGCTGCGACGCCGTCATGCTGGTCGACGGGTGGACCTCTTCGACAGGTGCGCGCGGCGAGTTCGACTACGCGCAGGCCAACGGCATTCCGTGCTTCGTCAGCTACACGGAACTCGAAGAGTGGCTCTCTGAGTCAGGTCAGACAGCATGACGGCAGGCAAGCCCAAGCTCACCAAGCTGCCCGAGGGCGCGATTCGCGTGGCCGAAGTGCCCACCGAGCGCATCCTCATCAAGGACCACCTCGACAACCTCAAGACCTCGGGCCTGACCGAGGAGACGATCCGCCTGCTCGGCTGGTACACCGAGCACGGCCCTCGCGAACTCAAGCGCCTGCTCAACTGGAAACGCGCCTGGGCGCGGACCATGGGCGCGGGCTTGGTCATCCCCTATCGCGTGCCCGGGCAGAGCGATCCGGTGTTCCATCGCGTGCGCCCCAGCAAGCCGCGCTTGGTCACCAAGAACGGCAAACAGTCGACGAGGAAATACGAGCAACCGGAAGATGTTCGTACCGCGCCCTTCTTCCCGCCGCGCAGCATCTCGACGGGCGCGCTCAAGGACGTCACCCAGCCGCTCTATTTCACAGAGGGCGAAAAGAAAGCCGCCACGCTCGACCAACTTGGTTACGCGACGGTCGGCTTCCCTGGCGTGTTCAACTACCACGACGCGACCAAATACAACTCGAGAACCAAGGAAGGGCTCGAGTTGCATCCGTTGCTGATCGAACACGTAGCCTACGCTGCGCGCCATTGCGTCATCGTCTACGACGGTGACACCCGAACGAACGACCTCAACCAGCTCGCAGCGCAACGCCTGGCGGGACTGCTGCTCGCCGCCGGCGCGCGCAGCGTCACCATGGTGCTGCCGCCCGATGCCGAGTCGAAGCAGGGCATCGACGACTACTTCGTGGCGCATGGCGAGGAGGCCACGCACACGCTGCTGCGCGAAGGCCAGCAGCCCATCGAAGCGCTGTCGCCCGAAAGCCCCCTGCCCAAGATTCACTCGATCCGCTCCATGCGAACGGCCCCGGTGCACAAGGGAATGCGGCTGCCGCCGGGCTACGAAATCGACGGCCGGGATGCCGAGCTGTGGATCGAACCCGAAGAGGAAAAGAAGCAGCCGACACGCATCGCCTCCACCCCCATCCTGATTCGTCAGTTGCTGGTGGACCTCTACAGCGGCGAAGAGCGCGTCGAGGTCGTGTTCCTGCGCAACGGCCGTTGGATGACCGCGTGCGTCGACCGCCGGGCCATCGCCGATGCGCGCACCATGATCGGTGACCTCATTCCCCTGGGTGCGCCCGTCACCAGCAACAATGCTTCGAAGCTGGTCGACTGGTTCGAGGCCTTCGAGCGCGTCAACGCCTCGCGCCTCGAGCGCGTGCCGTGCATCGGCCGCGCCGGGTGGCATGAGGTCCACGAGCGCGACGTCTTTGTACTCGACCAGATCGTGGGTACAAAGGAGCCGATCGAGATCGACACGCGGGGCGACCGTCGGAAGCTCTTCGGCTCGCTTGGGCGCAAGGGCAGCCCTGCGGCGCACATCGACGCGTTGCGGCGCACCTGGCAGTCGGACCTCACCGCCGCGGTGATGATCGCTGGAGCGCTGGCCGCTCCGCTGCTCAAGGGAATCTGCGCGCCGAATTTCGCCATCCACTTGCCGGGTGATTCGTCCCGCGGCAAGACCTCGATGCTGAAGGTCGCAGCGTCGGTCTACGGCGACCCGAACAACGACCAGTGGGTGGGCAACTGGAACACGACCGCCGTCGGCGCCGAGCTGCGCGCCGCTGTGCTGTCGGACTTGCCGCTGTGCTTCGACGAGGTCGGCGCCGGCGACATGAAGCAGACCGAGAAGCTGGTTTACATGCTGATCAACGGCGGCGGCAAAGCGCGCGGCCAGAAGGACCTGCAGCTGCGCGAGACGCCGTCCTGGCGCACGGTGCTGCTCAGCACGGGAGAGCACGAACTCGCCGACGAGCGCGCCAGCACGGGCGCCCAGATCCGAGTCCTCCAGTTCCACGTCGGCGCCTTTGGTGACCTGGGCGCCGAGGGGGTGGACGAGCTACGCGAGGCGGCCTGCGCCAACTACGGCCATGTCGGGCAGCAGTGGGTGGAGGCGCTGCTCGAGATCGAGGATTGGAGAGAGTTCATCGACGTCTACCGGGAGTTCACGCGCCTGCTTCGGAGCAAGGCCACCAATCACCTGCAACAGCGCGCGGCCATCTACTTCGCCGTGCTCTGCACCGCCGAGTCGATGGCCCACAGCCTGTGTGGTCTCGGCCAGAAGAACGGCGAGACGATGCAGTGGGCGTTCAAGGACGTTGAGGGAGTGCGCGACGACGTAAAACCCCTCGGAGAGAGGGCGCTCGACCTCACCCGCGACTGGCTCGCATCCGAGCCGCTGGCATTCCCCGCTCTGGGCCGAACGTGCATGGGCGACGAGGAGGCGAAGAGCACCCCGGTGCTGGTGCACGGGTACCGGCGTGACGACGGCTCGACGCTTTTCATCCCGAAGCAGCTGCAGGCGTTCATGGCTAAACAGGGCCTGTCGTACCGGGAGGTGCTGCGCGGGTGGGCCGGGCAAGGGTGGGTCGACAGCGGCAGCGGGCAGTTTGCGAAGCCGGTGAGGATCGAGGGGCGGGTGCAGCGGATGGTGGTGCTCAGCGCGGCCGCGTCGTCGGGAAAGATGAGCATGGAGGCGGAAACCTGAACGATTCCGTGAATGTTACTGGCTGTTACTGGTCAGTTACTGGTTTGGGTTCCGGGATTCTTCAAGGATTCCGCGGCAGTTACTGGTGTTACTGGTTGTTACTGGAAATTCGAATGCACTTAAGGAGCGAATTTGGGCGTCTTTTGGGGCGAGTGGGGAGGCTGGGGAGAAAACCCCGGGAACTCCCTATAATGCGTACTACTTGTGTAACACCAGTAACACCAGTAACTGAGGGTCTAACCCTCCGAAATCATTCGAAGTCGGTGTTACTGGTCTGTTACTGGTTTGGCGTTTTCGTCCAGAAAACCAGTAACACGGGGGCGCCATGGGCCGTTTGAGGGCCTCCGTCGTCGACATCGACGAGCAGCTGCCGCTCTTCGGCGGCGAGGCCGGCGCGGGCGTGGGCAAAGCCGCCAGCTCCCCGAATAGGCCCAGCAGCTCCCCGAATAGGCCGCCAGCGCCCGCCAGCGCCTCCACGCGCCCTGCAACCGCCAGCGCCGCCCCAGCGCCCCAGCCTGGGCCTGCGCGCCCCGCTGAGGCCGGTAGCGCCCCGGGAAAGCCGGTTGTCGCCCCTGCCGCCGCCCCTGCCGCCGCCCCTTCCGCCGCCGCCGTCCCGCTCCATGCCCCCGCCGCGCTTCGCATCTTCGAACTCGGCGAGCTGCCAGCACGCTTCCTCGCATCGTTGCCGGCGCCGTGGGCCGCCGTGGGCCGCCACCCGACCGCAGCCGCCCCGATTGTGCTCACTACGTCGAAGCCGGCGTACGCGGCCGCCAGGGCCCGGCGCTGGCCTGTGTTCGTGGGGCGCGAACTGCTGGCGCTGGCGCTGGCCGCCCAGCACGAGCGCCTCGTCGGCACCGACTTGCCCGACTGGTGTGCGCGTAAGGCCCAGGCGCCCGAGTGGAAGCTCACGCCCCAGGTCGCCCTCGGCCTGGGGCCGGCCGGCGCGCGCCTCGAGCTGGGCGACGTCACGGTCGCCGAGATGTTGCGGGCGGCGGACCTCGAGCTGATCGACGCGGTGGTCGGCGACGAGGACGGGCGCGCACTGATCGAGCAGCTGCAGCAGCAGCGAGAGGAGGCCGCCTGATGTCGAGCACGACCCCACGCAAGCGCAAGGCGTCCCGCCGCAAGCCACCGCCCCCCCCGCCGCGCCTGGTGCCCTGGCCGGTGGTCGTGTTGGCGATCGACCCGGGGCTCACTTCGGGTTGGGCGCTGTGGGCCGCCGGCAAGTACGTCGACTCGGGCGAGGTGGATGCCCTCGACCCGGCGGCTGTGGCCAGGGTGGTGAGCGGCGCGATGCTGACGGCCGAGCTGGCCTCCATGCCCGCGGTGCTGGTCTACGAGCGGTCGTGGTCGCAGCGCTCGCTAGGCCCTACGCGGCCGATCTGGAAAGCCGCGTGGAAGGCCGGTGGCGGGGTGCAGAAGTACGTGGTCGGCTTTTACCCGGCCACGTGGCGCGCGCGCGTGCTCGAGAAGGGAATGCACGCGGCACCGACCGATGTTGTGCGACGCGCCGAGCAGCGGACCGCCGCCCGCATTGCGCGTCGTCGCGTAGGCGTTGATGAAGCGCCCGCGGTCTGCATGGGCCAGTGCGGCTGTCACGCCGGCGAGGTGGGCGCGGTGCTGCCGCAGAAGATTCGGGAGGCGGCATGAGCGACCTGCTGGACACCCCATGGCTCGACATGGAGCGCCCCGACCACCGCATCGCGTGGGTGGCTGCCATGGAGCTGATGCCACGCGCACCGAGCGTGGAAACGGCCGCATTTTATCCACGTGTCGCTGCGGCCGCCCACCGAGCGGCTGCAGACATCGCAAAGGAGTTCGCAGCGACGATTGCGAACATGGCCTCGAAGCGGCGCGCGCCAGGCTGGGGGACCGATGGGTAGCTCAGCCGCCGCACGCAAGCTGTCGGTGGTGGACACCGAGAGGTCGGCCTCCACTGAGCGGGTGCCCTATCAAACTCCGGGGCGCGGCCACCATCGCACAACGCTCCAACTCTCGCGCGAGTCGAAGCGGGCGCGCGCACGCCACCGCAGCAGCGTCACCGCCGAAGAGCTGGCCGAGCTGGAGCGACTGCGGCCGCGCACCCGAGGCGATTGCGTTGATGGTCTCCGGCCATGTCCGTTCGCCGGCTGCCGCTATCACCTCTATCTCGACGTCGACGAGGACAAGCGCAGCCGTCGTGCTCCCGACGTGGTGAACATCAACATCCCTCGCCCCGATGTGCCCATCGAGCGCATGACCGAGAGCTGTGCGCTGGACGTCGCCGAGCGCGGGGGCGGCACGCTCGAAGATCTCGGTGTGATCTACGGTGTGAGTCGAGAGCGCATTCGACAGATTGAGGCCCATGCGCTCAAGCGCGTGCGGCTGCACGAGGGCGGTCGCCTCGAGGGTATGCAAGAGGCGCTGGACGAGCTCGAAGACGAGCGCAAGCGGCGATGCCAGGGAGGCGAGGGGTGAAGCAGCAGTCACTCGATATGCTATGGCATGGCGATCAGCCGTGGTTTCGCCTCGACCAGGCAGACGCCGTCGAATGGTTGCTTTCGCTTCCGCCCGAGAGCGTTGATCTGTTCGTCACGGACCCGGCCTATGAGTCGCTCGAGAAGCATCGCAAGAATGGCACGACGACGCGCCTCGCGCACAGCAAAGCATCGAGCAACGACTGGTTCGACATTTTCCCGAACGAACGCTTCGAGCAGCTGCTACCGGCGATGCACCGGGCGTTGCGCCCCGACCGCCACTGCTACGTGATGTGCGACCAAGAGACGGGGTTCTACTTGGTCGAGCTGAACCGTCGCCTCGGCATCTTCACGTTCCACAAGGCGATCATCTGGGACAAGAAGCGCATCGGGATGGGCTACCACTACCGTGCCCGCCACGAGTGGATCCTCTTCTTCGAGAAGGGCAAGCGGAAGCTGAACGATCTCGGGGTGCCGGACGTGCTCGAGTTCGAGCGCGTGGTGGGTGGCTACCCGACCGAGAAGCCGGTGGGGCTGGTCGAGACTCTGATCAAGCAGAGCACCGCGGAGGGCGAGGTCGTGGTCGATCCGTTTGTGGGCTCGGGTTCCGCCGCGGAGGCTGCGTTGCGGTGTGCGCGCCGCTTCCATGGGTGTGACGTGAGCTATCAGGCGACGCAGCTTGCGGGGCAGCGTGTCTCGCGCTGGGTGCAGGGCGTGGCCCAGGGAGGCGAGAGGTAGATGCGCGAACCGCACCTGACAAAACCTGGCGCACGGAAAGGCTCTCGCTATGAAACGTAGACTCAACCGAGAGCCAACGATTGGAGACTGGGGCCCGGTGGCACTGCTGCTGCTCGTGGCGCTGGTGCTGTGCGCCTCGGCGGTGGCCGAAGGGCAAGCAGGTCAGGAAGGGAATGGAGATGGACAGGCGAGAGAAGTGCAGGCGAATCGCGCTCCAAGTGCTGGACGATATCTCAGCCGGGGAGCAATCGGACCTCGAAGAGGCAACGAGGGAGCTGCTGCGCATCAAGTGGCGGGTCGCGGCGAAGGAAAAGGGAAGGCTCGACAAGCGGACGATCGCGGCAAACGAGGGGCCCGAGGGCGACAGGATGCTCCGGTTGTTGATGGGGGACTAACCTTAGAGCCTGCCTCGATCGACCATCTCCCGATCCCCCCAGCCGAGTTCACCCGAGCCGCCCACCACGACCTAGCGCGTGCGTGCGCCGGCGAGGCGAACTTCCGGGCGACGCGAGACCACCTGATGATCGCTTTCGCCGAGGTGCGCTGGTGGCGCTATCAGCGCCGCGGCTGGTCGTTCCACGAGACGATCCGCCGGCACACGATGCTGAAGGACGACAACGCGCGGGCGCGGCGCATCAAGGCGCTGCCGTGGCGCCCGCTGCCCGAGCAGCTCGGATGGATGCGACTGCTCACGCGCATCTGGCAGTGGTCGCAGGGCTGGCACGAGGACCCATGCCCGGGAGCGATTACGTGGCACGGCCGCGAGCCGACCGAACGCGCACGGAAGTGGGTGGGCGAGCGGCGGCTCGTGCGGCTCGAGTGCGGGACGGTCAACGTGCCGTATGCGCTGGCGGGGCGGGCTGGAGGTGAGGCGTGAAGAAGCTCTGGCCGCATCAGGAGCGCGGGCTCACTGCAATCCGGTCTGAGGTCGAAGGCGGCTGCCGGCGCGTGTTGGCCGTCGCTCCGACCGGCGCGGGCAAAGGCACGATGGCAGCGTCTATGCTGGCGGATGCCGCTCGAGCGGGACAGCGCTGCCTGCTGCTGGTGCACCGACGCGAGATCGTGAAGGACATCGCCAAGCGTGTGAGCGCCCACGGGGTCGCCGCTGGGATGATTCTCCCGGGCTCCCCGCAAAAGCCACGAGCGAAGGTGCAAGTCGCGAGCGTTCAGACGCTGGCCCTGGCCGACGAAACGCCGCCGGCCGAGCTGGTGATTGTTGACGAGGCGCACCACTACGCGGCGGACGAATGGGGCGCCGTGCTCGCGCGGTACCCCGCGGTGACCATGGTGGGATTCACCGCGACACCGCAGCGAGGCGACGGCCGCCCGCTTGGCGATGTGTTCGATGGGCTGGTAGTCGTGGCCCACTACAGCGAGCTGATCGAGGAAGGGCTCATCGTGTCGAGCGCGGTGCTGCGTCCGCCTGCTGCTCTCGGGAAAGACCTGGCCCAGGACCCGGTTGACGCCTATCTGCGCTACGCCCCCGGCACCCCTGCGATGCTATTCGTGCGGAGGGTGCGGGAGGCGAAGCGCGCGGCCGAGCGCATGACTGAGGCCGGGCATCCATGCGGGTTCATCACCGCCGAGACATCAACGGGCGAGCGCGACGAGACGGTTGCGAAGCTGAAGGATGGCAGACTGACGGCGATCGCCAACGTGTTCACAATGACCGAAGGCGTCGACGTCCCTCGGGTTCAGACCATCGTGCTCGCGAGGTCGTGCCAGCACGCGAGCACCTACGTGCAGATTTGCGGGCGGGCGCTTCGAGCCGCACCCGGCAAAGAGCGGGCGCTGCTGCTGGACCTGTCGGGCGCGAGCTACGCACATGGGATGCCGCACGACGACCGGGTGTACACGTTGGATAGCAGGGGCATGGGTGGCGGCTCCGGCGGGCGCGAAGGTACGGGCGAGCGAGACATGTCGCCGGGCGAAGTGCTGGGGGTCGAGCTGGAGCCCGTGGGCGGCGGCGATGCGGCGATGCGGGCCCCCGACCCGAAGCGCGAGCGGTGGGATGAACTGGCAGTCGAGATCGAGGCGGGGCGCCTGACGATCGCGGCCGGCGTCGATGTGTATCGGCGTGAGTTTGGAGAGCGGCCGGCGTGGGTGGGCGAGTTGTCGGAAGTGGCGAAGGAAAGAGAGCGGGGGAGAATGACACGGGTGCACCCGCGATTGGCCAGGCTAAAAGAGCAGGAGCTTCTGGGATGACACTGTCGGACCGTGACCTCGCTTCGATGAATGAGGGCTCCGCTCGATTCAAGGTTGATTTCTACACGTTCCTCCGGGTCCTTGGAGACCATCACGACGACTTGACTCAAGGCATGGCGGCCCAGCTTGTTGCTGACCCGTCGACGGCCGCGAGTGCTACGGACATGGCCATGCACATTCGCATGTCAGCGGCGTGGAAGGTGTGTGGGTACCCTCAGATCGTTGTGTCCGAAAAACTCGCCTATCAGTTTTGCGAAACGCGGATAGGTGAAGACGTCGTGCCAGAAGAGGTTGGGCTGCCGTGGAGCACGTTCATGCTCCGCTTGCCTTTGGGCCTATTTCGTGACTTCGGGGTCACGAAGGACAAGGGCTGGCATGACCCGGCGTACTACGACTACACGATCTTTCACACGAAGCCGGACAGCAGCCAGCTGCTCGTCTACACGGGTACGGAGTGGCTCTTCGCTGGCGGAAGCCCTGCGCACTATCGGAGTGTCGCGCACATGGCCAGTTCGAGCGCGGAAATGGGGTACATGGATGGTGACGAAGATCGGCCATCAGCACTGGCGCGTGGCTTTCTGTCACCACGGGATGCGGACAGGCCCGTGCAAGGGGTTGCGCGGGAATCGGGAGCAAAGCTTCGCCGGTTTCAGCTGTGCTGCGTGCTGGAAATGATGTCTCCGCGACACAGTTCTGGAGTGGCGCGAATTCGTCGTCGAGGGGCAAAGAAGAAGCGTGGCTTACCGAAGTCGCACACCTACCAGATATCGAGAGACGTGTCCGTGGACCTGCGGGAGCGCGTACGCCAGGACCTCGGCCTCTGTTCGTCGAACAAAAAGTCCTCTGGTGAGCGGCCCAGGGTCCAATCCCTCGTCCGCGGCCACTGGAAGCGCCAGCGCTACGGCAAGGGCAACAAGCTCGTGAAGTACATCCACATCGAGCCGTACTGGAAGGGGCCGGAGGATGCTCCCATCGCGGTGCGGTCGCACATCCTGAAAGGCGGAAACCCGAATGACTGTTGACGTGCTCCAGGTTGTGCCCGCCCCAGAGGGATCCGTGGCTGTATGGTGGGAGGTGGACGAGGAGCTACCGGGTGGTGGAAGGCTGTGGACGCAGCCGTTTCACTTTCTCGCGCTTGTGCGAGACCGGCCAGAGTCGACGCCGACGAAGTATGACACGCCGCATGGCTACGGTGACCGCTTGGTGCCGATGATGCCGGGGCCGAGCTATTGCGATGTCGACGTTGAGTTGGCCCCTGAAGAGATCGACGGCGTGTTTATGGTGCTCCCAGGCAACGACTTTGCTGCTGCCAGCGCACGCGCGCGCGAGTTCGCGGAGACAAGAGAGAAGGCGCGCGCGCCCAAAGCAAAGCCCCCCGGCACCTAACTGGTACCGAGGGGCCTCCGGGATCAGCAAGTCGCCCACCTGCTGGATCGGAGAATGAGACAGGTGACCAAACGTGTCAACACGAGCGCGAACGGCGGGCGGCCTGCTCCCGAGCGGAGGCACGTTTGATCCCCGTCGACTCCGACGGCCGCTTCTACTGCGAGCCGCTTCGTTGCCGGCTGTCGAAGGTCAGCTGCAAGGCGCGCTTTCAGCTGGCCATGGCCGGGAACAAGCGCCACGCCGAGGGTCCGTGCTCGCGCTGCAACGTGGGGCGCTCGCTGAACACGCGCGGCCGGATGCCGAAGAAGTTCAAGCTGAAGGTGCTGAAGGCGCCGGAGCCGGTTGCCAGCCGCGACAAGGCGTGGGGCTTCGCCAACTGCCTGCAGTGCGGCACGCGCTTCAAGAAGGGGTCGGGCAACCACCTGTACTTCTGCCGGCGCCGATGCGCCAAGCGCTACTACCGACCGTTCAAGCCGGCGCAGCCGGGGCTGAAGGAGATCGAAACCGTGATGGAGGGCTACTGAGATGAAGATCGGAGACTACGAGGTGCACGATGCTGCGAGGCTGTTCCCGTTGATGGTCGGGGCGGAGTTCGAGGCGCTGTGCGACAACCTGCGCGATCAAGGCCTGCTTGAGGACATCGTGCTGGTGAAGACCGGCAAGTCCGAGAAGCTGCTCGACGGCCGCAACCGGCTGCGCGCGTGCGAGGCGACGGGCATCGAGCCGCGCTTCACCCACTTCGAAGGCAAGGACCCCGTGGCCTACGTGGTGAGCCACAACCTACACCGAAGACACCTCGACGCATCGCAGCGCGCGATGGTCGCGGCGCGCATCAAGCCGCTGTTCGAGGCCGAGGCCGCGCAGCGCTTGCGCGAGGGCGGCGCCCGTGGCGGAAAGGCGTCCGGTTCGGCGCCCGGCAAGAATAAGCCTGTGGAAACATTGCCACAGGCTTCCGAGCGTCGCCCTCCAGCGCGCGACCAGGCGGCCCGCCTCGTCAACGTGAGCGGGCGCACCGTGCAGAAGGCGCAGAAGGTGATCGAGTACGGCTCCAAGGAACTGGCGGCCGCCGTCGACGCTGGCGTCGTCAACGTCGAGCTGGCCGCCCAGATCGCCGACAAGCCGAAGGACGAGCAGAAGGAACTCGTGCGCAAGATCGCCGAGAGCCCGGGCAAGAACGCGCGTGCTGTGCTCCGGTCCCACGACCGCGACACGGTCGTCGAGCAGATCGAAGCCGAGGCCGTCGAGATGCCCGAGGGCCCCTTCCGCGTGATCCTTGTCGACTTCCCCTGGGCCTACGCCAAGCGCGCCGGCGACGGCACCCAGCGCGGACAGACACTGTATCCCACGATGCAGCACGACGAGATCGTCGAGTTTGCGCGCGACAAGCTCGCCCCGCTGGCGCACGAGGACGCGGTGCTGTTTCTCTGCATCACCAACGCGCACCTGGTCCGAGGCGACCACGTCGCAGTGCTCGAGGCCTCCGGCTTCACCGGCAAGACGATGCTCTCGTGGGACAAGGAGCGCATGGGCACCGGTGACTGGCTGCGCGGGCAGACCGAGCACATCATCATGGCCACGCGCGGCCGCCCGATGGTGAAGCTCACCAACCAGAGCACCGTGCTGCCGATGATCTCGGAGAAGCGGCGCGAGCACAGCCGCAAGCCCGAGTCGCTCTACGGCTTCATCGAGGAGCTGTGCCCCGGCAACCGGGTGGAGCTGTTCTCGCGCACCGACCGCCCCGGCTGGACCGCGTGGGGCGCCGAGGCTGGGAGCTTCGAGGCGGAGCTGGGGTTGTGATGGAAGCTCCCAAGCCAAACCTCGACTCTGCCGTTCAGGACCCGCCGCCGCGCCAGCCCGCCGGCCCCGGCATCCACCTGCGCAAGCCGCGCAACAACCAGGAGCAGCGCATGGTCGACAAGCTGCTGCGCGCGCTCCGCAACCGCGACAACGCGCTCAAGCAGCTGGCCCAGCTGAACCGGTCCGTGATGCGCCACCATGCGGCGCTGCGCGATGCCGGGATGCTCGTGGGGCCGGCGCCGTCGATCGGTGAGGCGGAGGACGGAGAGGGGGTTTTGCCTCCCCCCCGCACGTAGGATGCCGCGAGCGAAGCCAAAATCGGCGCCGGGCCGCCCCACGAAGCTGACGTCGGCGCTGCGCAAGAAGTTCGTGCGGGCCGTCAAGTTCAACTACTTCGAGACGGCGGCGGCGCTCTGCGGCATCGACCCGAGGACCGCCAGGCGCTGGATGAAGCGCGGCTCCGACGAGCTCGAGCGCATCGAGGCGGGCGAGCCGCGCAGCAAGGAGAATGCGGCCTATGCGCTCTTCTGCGCCGAGGTGCGCGCGGCCGAGGCCAAGGGCGAGTCGGAGATGGTCCGGCGGCTGACGGCGCACGGCAAGGAGCACCCCTCCGCGGTGATGCAGTACCTCGAGCGCAAGTACCCGAAGCGCTGGGGCAACCGAGTGAAGATCGTGCAGGAGATCGAGGCTGAACTCGACGCGGTGTTCGCCAAGCTCGAGAAGCACCTGACGCCAGAGGAGTACGCCCGTGCCCTTGCGGCACTCGACGCGCCGGATAGTTAGGCGCCGGCGTGACGCGATAGCCGGCACCCAGGCGCTCGACACCGCGGCCCTCGACGAGGAACGCGAGAGGTGCACGCAGAGCTTCGCCGCCTACATCAAGGCGGCGTGGCCGCACGTGGAGCCCAAGCGCCTGGTATGGGGATGGCACCACGACGCGATCGTGGACCACCTCGAGGCGGTCACGAGCGGCGACATCAAGTATCTGGTGATCAACGTGCCGCCCGGCAGCACGAAGACGCTTTCGGTGCAGGTCTTTTGGCCAGCCTGGGAGTGGATCTGCGACCGGCACGCCCGGTCCGACGAGTTCCCCACCGGATTCCGGCCCGACATGAAGTACCTGTTCGCGACCTACGAGTCGGGCCTCGCGCGCCAAAAGTCGCTGCTGTGCCGCCAGCACATGGAAAGCGATTGGTACCAGTCGCTATTCGCGGGGCGGTGGCAGCCGAATCGAGCTCAGTGGGGCGTCGAGCTGTTTGGTAACCGCCAGGCCGGCTGGCGGCTCGCCACCAGCGTGGGAGGGCGCGCGACGGGCACGCACCCGAACCGCCAGATCGTGGACGACCCGACGAAGCCGCAGGACGTGCTGGCGGGCACGGGCAGCTCGACGAAAGTGGCGCTGGCGAACACCCAGACCTGGTGGACCCAGACGATGACGACGCGCAAGGCGGACGCCAACACAGCGCGCATCGTGATCATGCAGCGCCTGCACGAGTCCGACCTCGCTGGCCACATCATCAAGGAAGGCGACGCCGAGGTGCTGCGAATCCCGATGCACTTCGAGTCGAAGTTCCCATGCCGCACAGTGCTGCGGCGCGCGCCCAGCGGAGAGCCCGAGAAGACCTGGGAGGACCCGCGCGCCGACGAGGGGCAGCTCATGTGCCCGGAGCTTTTCGACGAGCAGGAGTGCGCCAAGCGCAAGAAGGGTCTCGGACCGCAGGGCTATGCGGCGCAGGAGCAGCAGCGCCCGGCGCCGGCGGGCGGTGCGCTCTACAAGCAGCACTACTTCAAGCACTGGACGGCGCGCCCCATCGGCGGCGTGTGGATCATCGCCGGCGACTGCACGTTCAAGGCGCTCGACACCAGCGACTGGGTGGCGCTGCAGGTCTGGTGCGCGCAGGCGCCGCACTTCTACCTGATCGACGAGATCCGGGAGCGCATGGGGGTGCTCGACACGTGCAAGGGGATTCTCACCCTCAAGAGCCGCTACCCGCAGGTGGGCGCGGTCTGCATCGAGGATGCCGCGAACGGGCCTGCGGTCGTGGAAATCATGAAAAAGCGGGTGCCCGGCATTCGGCTCGTGCCCACAGGTGGCGGCAAGTACGCCCGGGCGAACGCCACGAGCGTCTACCACGCATCGGGCAACGTGTTCCTGCCGCCGCTCGAGCGTGCCCCGTGGGTCCAGGACTACATCGAGGAGCACCTGAGCTTTCCGGTGGGCGCCCACGATGACCGCGTCGATGCGCAGTCACACGCCATCGTCCACCTGTCCGAGGGCATGGCCGACTTCGAGAAGATGCTGGCGACGATGCGCGAGCTTGGTATCGAGCCGTAGGGCGTGGCTCGGGCGAGGTCAGTTCAATCCGATTGTAGATGGGGCCCGTTCACCGCGTCGTAGGACAAGGCGTGCTGCTGAATCTGCTCGATTCCGCCTTCTTGCGCCTCGACGGCTTCGCCAACGCGGTCACCGGGCTCGGCACTGAGACGCTCGACAAGACCATGTCGGCGCTGTTCCAGCGCGCCGTCCGTCGCCACGATTCCTACTACGAGAGCCTGTACGAGGAGGACCCCTTCGCGCGGAAGGTCTGCGAGAAGCTGCCCGAGGAGATGCTGCGCAACGGCTTCGACCTCTCGATGGGCGACGAGGAAGATGCGCTTGAGGTCGCCACAGCGGTGCGCGATGAACTCCGGCGGCTGAAGGCGACCGACCGCGTCAAGTCCGGCCTGGTCTGGGAGCGCGTGCTGGGCGGTTCGGCCGTCCTGATCGGCGTCGACGATGGCGCGAGCGACCCGTCCGAGCCCTTGCGCGAAGAGAGCATCAGGCGAGTGACCCACCTCAGCGTGGTGGACAAGCCGCGCATCTACGCAAAGACCTGGTACGCCTCCACGCACGAGCGTGCAGGCTGGCCGGAGCTCTACACGCTGACGCCGTTGGATGGTGGCAGCCCCGTCGATGTGCACGAGACCCGTCTGCTCGTGTTTTCCGGCGGGCGCGTGTCGCACGAGCGCAGGGTCGCGTTGCAGGGCTGGGGCCATTCGGTGCTCGCCTCGATGCACGAGGTCCTGAGCGACTACTCGATGAGCTGGCGTGGCATCGCGCACATGCTGCAGAGCGCCAACCAAGACGTCTGGTACATGAAAGACCTCCGTTCGGCGCTGACCAGCGGCACCGACGCTGCGAAAGCCTACTTCGCCGCGCGCTTCCAGCTGGCCCAGATGCGCCAGGGGCCGAACCGAGCAATCGCACTCGATTCGGACGGCGAGAAGTTCGAGCGCCATGGCTCCACGCTGACCGGCATTCCCGAGACGCTGCAGCAGATGAACCTGCGCCTGTCGGCCACGGCCGGGATGCCGGTAACCGTCCTATTCGGCATGTCCCCCGCAGGCATGAACGCCACCGGTGAGAGCGACCTGCAGATGTGGCACGGCAGCGTCAAGGCGCGCCAGCAGGACCAGGCGCAGCCGCACTTCGAGCGCTTGATTGACCTGCTGATGAAGTCCAAGGAAGGCCCGACCAAGGGCAAGGTCATCGAAGGCTGGAGCCTGACGTGGCGCCCGCTGCTCGAGATGTCCGACGGTCAGCGCGTCGAGCTGCGGCTCAAGCAGGCGCAGGCGGACAAGGCGTATATCGACGCCCAGGTGCTGCTGCCCGAGGAGGTCGCCCGTAGCCGCTTCCGGCCGGAGGGCTACAGCATCGAGACCGGCATCGACTTCGAGGCGCGCGAAGACATCCTCGAGGCGGAGCGGCAGGAGCGCCTCGAGGCAGAGGCGCGGGCCAAGCTCGCATTCCAACAGGCGGGGCAGGGCGATCCCGAGGATCCCGACGCTGAGGACGAAGACGACCCGCCGCCGGATGACGAGTAGCCGCCGTGCCCACGGCTGACCAGATTGCGCAGCTGCGGGTCCGCCGGCTGGTCTCGGAGGCGGCTGGGCGGCGGGTGAGGCCGCAGGCCAACATCGCGCCCCAGCGTGAGCCTCGCGCTATCCGGATGCGCTACCTGGTGGCTCTGCGCGGCATCGTCGCGGACATCCAGCGGGCGACCAAGGCGGCGGTCGTCGACAAGCTGCCGGAGCTGTTCGCCCTGCTTCCAGCCGAGCTGAGGCTCGACGCTCCCCCGGACGATGGCGCGCGCGGACTCATGCTGGAGCTGCGCTCCGACGTCGACGGCATCCTGTCGGACAAGCCGCTGATGACGCTTTCCGAGCGCATCGCCCGGGACGTGTCGACCTTCAACCGCTCCGAGTTCAGCAAGCAGATGAAGATTGCGATCGGCATCGACCCCTTCGTTGCCGACGCGAACCTGTCCTCCTACGTCGACGGTTTCGTCGCGGAAAACGTCGCGCTGATCAAGAGCATCGGCTCAGAGCAGCTCGGACGGGTCGAGGGAATCGTGATGCGAGCGCTGCGAAACGGCACTCGCGTCGAGACCGTGCGCAAGGAGATCCAGCAGAGCTTCGGCCTGTCGAGGAAGCGCGCAGAGCTCATCGCCACCGACCAGGTGAGCAAGCTCAACGGGCAGCTCACGCGCTCGCGACAGCAGCAGGTCGGCATCGAGAAGTACCGATGGAGCACCAGCCGCGACGAGCGTGTCCGCCGTCGTCACCGCGAACTCGAAGGGACCGTCCACAGCTGGAGCCGGCCGCCGGTGGTGGACGCGAAGACGGGACGAAGGGAGCACCCAGGCGGCGACTTTCGCTGCCGATGCGAGGCGATTCCGGTGGTCGACGACCTGCTCGAGCAGCTGGGAATCGTGCCGCCGAGCCGACCCTCCCGGCCCGCTCCGAAGCCCGTCAAACGACCGGCGAAGACTGCGCCGGCGGCACCCGTCCCGTCCGCAGCGTCGCCGAAAGCGCCGCCCGCAACGACACCATCACCGGCTCCCCTGTCGGTGCAGGCCGCGGCGAAACTGCAGCAAGCGCGGGTCATCGAAGCTGCCAAGCAGGCGCAGGCGGCAGCGGACGCGGCCGCGCTTGAGAAGGCCCGGGCCGCGGTGGTCGTGCAGGCGGAGGCCAAGCAGGCGGCGCTCGACAAGGTCGCTACGGCGCAGGCCAAGGCCGCAGCCTACAAGGCCGAACTCGATGCGCAGAAGAAGGTGAAGGCTGCAGCAGAAAAGCAGGCCGCTGTCGAAGCCGCGGCGGCATCGCACAAAACAGCGTTCGAGGCGCTCGCTACGCACGGTGCCGACCCGGAGGTCGCGTTGAAGGCGCTCCTTGGCATTGCGCAGAAGGAGCCGGAGGCATTCGCGCAGCTCTACAATCTGATCATCAAAGGCGGGAAGGGGCTGTCACCGAAGTACCTGAAGAACCTGCCGAAATCGAAGGGCAAGGACGCCAAAAAGATCCTAACCAAGCTTGGGTTCGAGCTCGCACCTCCGAAGCCGAAGTGGGACAAGCCTTATCCGCCCATCGAGCCGGCTCCGCTACAGCAGTTTTCCTTCCAGGTGGTCGACGGCAGCGGATTCCAGTGGCACGACGTCTACAGCGCGGATGGACAGACCAAGTTCGCGTTCATCAAGCGGATCGGCGACGAATGGGTGGTCGACCCGCCGGCGGACCTGAAGGCGAAGGGGTGGGACAAGCTGACGTGGCAGGGGACCGACGAGGGAAAGTCCTTCGCCGTCTCCTACGCGATCGATGTCTCGGAAGCGATCAAGGCCTCCAAGCTGGCGCCCGCGAAGTCTGCGGGGGCGGCGGCATTCACGCCCGCGCCCAAGGCCATTGGCTGGAGCGGCAAATGGAAGGGGCGGCGCGACGTGAAGGTCGGCGCCGATCCGGCGAAGGATCTTGCGAAGCGGTTCCGGGATGGGCGAAGCGGTACCGCCGTTGCGGGCGATGGAGAGTGGATCGAGGACTTCAATATCCAGATTCAGCAAGAAATCGTGGACGGTCGGCCCGAGTTCGTCGCGAGGTTCAAGGTCAACGAACACAAGGGCGCATCCTTTCGGAAGGCGATGGAGACTGCAGGCGGGCGCCCTGCCGCCTTCCAGTTCTCCGGCCTCGATTCGCTCGGCAGTGAACGGCTGGTGAAGGACCTGTCGAAGCTTCAGGACGCGCCGGGCTCGCACCAGGGACTGCGCGCCGTGGATGTGGAGGGCGCGCTCGTCGAGTTTCAACGGGGGGTTGCGCGAGGAAGTCAGGTCTCTGCCATGCACAACGCTGTCGAGGTGCGGCTGCCGATGCCGGACGACCTTCAGGAGGGCTATCGCCACTTCGCTCGCGTGATGCAAAAGCTGGGTGTGGACGTCACGAAAGGGCCTAACAAACGGGCGATCGACACATGGAAGAAGGCGAAGCTGATGTCGGTCACAGAGGGCGCGCGCGAGGATCTCGCGGCGCTGAGGTCCCGGGGCCCGCTGAAGGTGAACGAACTGTGGGAACGGCACGCCACCCCCGAGCTGCGGGAGCTGCTGGAGGACGTGCAGCTGCGCGAGGTGTCTCCGGGCAAGGTGGCGCCCTACAGTCCCAAGCTGGCTCAGCAGCTCAAGGACAGCGGCGCGACCCATCTGGTGCATCACAGCAGCGCCGACGCGGTGGAGCTGCTGGAACAGGTCCTGGTCAAGGACGGCCAGAATGCGCTCCTGTCTAGCCGAGAGCGCTACAACCGGGGCCTATTCTTCCGCGGCATGTCCACTTCAACGGACTTCGAGACAGGAGGGGCCGACAGCGTTTTCACCAGGATGCGGCGTGGCGCGCCTGAAGCCAGCGCTGGCGTGCAGTTTGAAATCGACCCGGGCGAGCTGGGGCGCCTGGACGCCTACATGTTCAACAGCGATGAGTTCGGCCGAACGGGGCCGGACCACGTGCGGCGCCGCGAGACTCTACGTGGTATGATCGATCTCGCGGGGGGCAGTTCCCGCTCGCTATCCAGTAGCAACGAAATAATGTTCCGACACAGCATTCCGGTCAGCTCAGTGCGCCGCATTCAGGTGCCGAGCGGTGCGCGAGCCCGCGTGCTGCAGATGCTCGATGATGCCGGGGTCGAGCAGGTCAACGGGATCCCGGTATCGGACTTCATACAGTCGGGCTCCTACTGATGTTTGATTGGCCCGAGGCGGTGGTGATCGACGCGCCCAATGGGGCGGCCCTGGCTGGTTTGCGTCCGCGGTACATGGCGGACGACGAGACGCAGACGCAGGTACTGGAGTGGCACGAGGGCGGGCATGTGCGAATCCGGGAGCTCGCCCGCGTGGTCGAAGACACGCCCGAGCGCTTCGTGGCAGAGACCACCAGCGGGGAGCTCTGGACGATCGAGAAGATGACGCTCGAGCGCTATCGCGAGCGGGTGCGGGAGCACACCGTCGGGAAGCCGGACTTCGAGACCGAGGCCGAGATGCTCGAGGCGATGCGAAGGGAGTGGTGATGCAGAGAGACCGTGGGGACTTATGGGATTGGCACGATGCCGGCTACCGGATCGTCGTCAGCACAAACATCGGGTACTGCCCGAAGACGTTCAGGAACAACATGGGGGCGGGCATCGCGTGGCAGGCAGCGCGCCGCTACCCGGGGCTGCCCGATTGGTACGGCCGCCAGTGTGCGGAGCGCGGAGCCGAAACGCCGGTGCTTGAGCGCGAGGACTTGCGGCTGGTCTTCTTCCCGGTCAAGCCGTTTCGCCCGGAGGATCCCGAGCGCGGCTGGGCACAGAATGCGAGCCTCGATCTGATCGCGGACCGCGCGCGCCAGCTGGGAGTGATTGCGACAGCTGGGGCACCAATCGCGATGAGCACCGTCGGAGCTGGTCCGAAGGGGAGCGGAGGCGGCCTTGACCCGCGAGAGGTCGAGGAACTCCTGCAGCGTGAACTCGGCGAGTCGAGCGAAAGGGTTGTGCTTGTCGAGTACGACCCGCAAGCAAGCCGTGTGATTCCGGCGCTCGCAATCTCGGCTCCGGGTCGAACACGTGGCGCCAAGCCGCGCCGCGTTGCTGCGCGTCGTTGACTGAGCGTCATACGCGGTCAATAGTCGCTTCATGCAGCTGAGCCGCCGCCGCTTCCTCACCAGCCTCGGGGCCGGCGCTGCCGCTGGCCTGGTGTCGCTCGCAGCCCCCGCCCCGGTACGCCGCTTCTGGCAGGTGCCGCGCGGGGCGCCGGTGAAGGGGCCAAGCGACCTCGACTGGTACGCGGTGGTGGGAGACGACGGGCGCATCGTGGCCTCGCCAGATGGCGTGAGGTGGATGGCCACCGGCATCGACGACGAGCGCGTGCGGCCGGGGCACGGCGCACTCGATGGCTCGCCGCCGAAGTGGGGCGCGATGCCGCCGGGGCCATCCGCTCTTGTGACCGGCCACGTGCGCGTTGCCCAGCCAAGCGCGGAGGAAATCGCGCGGAAGTTGGCGATGGAGATCAGCCACGCGGTACGCGACCGGCTGGGCGATTTCCTCGGCGCTGCCCCCCTGAACTTCTCCGACAGCGACGAGGTGAAGCGGCAAGTGCTCGCTGAGCTCTACGACCGCTTGCCGCCCGTTCAGCCAAGCATCAAGGCCAGCGCCCGCGGCCGGCTGGTCGACATCAGCGTCGACTTCGACGTGACCGTCTAGCGGCCGACCCAGCCGGGGTCAGTTTACGCCTGCCTACGGTGACGGCATGACGCCGTCGGCGCAGGAAGGTCACCAGCGATTCGACTTTGCCCAGATCGGCCAGGTCGAGGTGCTGCCCTCCGGCGCGCTCCGGATCCCGGCCACGCTCGGCCGGGTCGGCGTCCTCGAGTACCGCCGCGGCGGCCAGGTGGTGCGCGAGCTGCGGCCGCCCGACGAAGTGTTCAGGGCCGACTCGGTGGCGACGTATTCGGGCGCCTTCGCGACCGACCTGCACCCGCCCCGCGACAAGGCCTGGATCACCACCAAGAACTGGAAGGACTGGGCGGTCGGCTACGTCAGCGACGGCGTGCGGCAGGACGGCAACCACCTGCGGGGCACCCTCATCGTCCACGACGAGAAGATGATCGGGCTGATCCAGGGCGGCGAGCGCCGAGAGCTGTCGCCCGGCTACATCTGCCTGAAGCTCGACGAGACGCCGGGCAAGTTCAACGCCGCCACCGGCGACTACGGGCCCGATGTGGCCGAGGGCCAGCCCTACGACGTGGTGCAGCGCAGCATCGTCTACAACTCGGTGGGCATCGGCCCCCGGGGATGGGGCCGGCAGGGCAGCGAAGTTGCGCTGCGACTCGACGGCGCCGACGACGATGCAGACCTGGGCGTCCTGCGCCTGGACGGCACGGCGCTCGGCGACTTCCTCAGCTCGCGGATGCGTCAGCTCAATAAGTCGCTCGCGGACCTGGCCGCGGAGACCGGAATCCTCGCGCCCAAGCAGCCCGAGGATCAGCCGCTACTGCGCAGCGGGCCGCGCCCCAACCGCACGTACATCCTCGAAGCGATCCTCGACGGCTGGACCGACCGGCCGAGCGACGCGCAGCTCAAGGCGCTCGCCAAGGCGCTCGAGGTCGACCTCGACGAACTCATCAAGCTCATCCCCGACGAGCTCCAAAAGCTCGACGGCGGTGTCACCCCCGAACCCAAGCAAGAGAGCACGACGATGGAAATGATCGAAATCCGCCTGGACGGCCTCACGGTCTCGGTGCCCAAGCAGGCGGCCGAGATCATCAACAAGGCGATCGACGAGCGCGACTCGAAGATCAAGGCGCTCACCGACGCCGGCAGCGAGAGCAAGGCGCGGCTGGACGGACTGACCGAGCAGCTCGGCGCCGCCGAGATGCTGCTCGAGGAGTTGCCCGGCCAGCTGCGCGGAGAACTCGCCGCGCGCAGCAAGCTCGAGGACCAGGCGCACTCGGTCCTGGGCAACGACCCCGACGGTCGCCCCGTCAACCTGGACGGCAAGAGCGACCGCAAGGTCCGCGAGATGGTGCTCGCCGCCATCGCGCAGAAGGCCGGCGGCACCGAGCTGAAGCTCGACGGCGAGGACGACACCTACGTGCGCGTCCGCTTCGACGTGGCGATGGAGAATTTCAAGGCGCCCGACGCCAGCGCAAAGGCCCGTGAGGCCGCGCTCGGCGGCACCAGCCCGAAGGTGCGCCAGGACGCTGGCAACGGTCCCGACCCGGTGGCCGCCCGCAACGCGATGATCGAGAAGCGCTCGAACGCCTGGAAGGGCCAGCCCAACTGAGGCGCAACCCACTTCACTGCCAGACGACTCACTCAAACCGTCAACCGCCAGCCAGCTGAGATTCAACGATGCCCGTACAGACCACCTACGCCACGAAGCCCGCGTCCCGCGCCGCGGGCATGGTCGCCAACGCGTTTGGCCCGCCCCAGTACGTTTCGCGTCCGCTGTCGACGCGGCAGCTCGAGGAGATCACCTTCGGTGACGACGGCGGCGCCGAGCTCTACACCGTCACTATCGACGGGGTTGAGGTGGCCAACTACACCTCGACGGGGACCAACACCGCGACCCAGCTGCGCGACGAGATCTACAACGACCTGGTCGCCGCCGGCATCGTGACCGAGCAGGTGAGCACCGACAAGCTGCTCATCGAGGCGCCCGGCGACGACGCGGCCGACGACTTCACAATCGCGCTGTCGGCGGTGTCGGGCACGTTCTCGAAGACGCAGCTGGTGGCGCACGGCCAGGAAGTGCCCTTCGGCCTCGGCCTGGTGCGCGACGACCGCGCGCCGTCGGGCGGGCCGCGCAAGTGCCGACTGCCGCGCCTGGCCACCGACGTGACCGGGGGCTTGTTCCTCGGCGTCGCAGCGCAGAACGTGATGCGCGAGCCGAACGTCAACGGCTGGCCGCACCAGTCGATGCCCAACATCCTGCGCGTCGGCCACATCTACGTGGTCGTCGAAGCGCCCGCGGCCGGCGCCGGCACCGAGGGCAAGAACCTCTTCATGCGCCACGCCTCCGGCGCTGGCGGCACCCAGCTCGGCGCGTTCCGCGAGGACGCCGACTCCGCGTCCGCCGTCGCGGTACCGGGTCTTCGCGCGATGGAGGACTGGACCGCCGCCGGCACCGTCCTCGCCGAGTTCATCCCGCAGACCTGATCCTGACGGGGCCACGACTAGCACGCTTCTGACCAGATCCAATCAAGCTCACAGGAACACAGATGAACTTCTTCGACATCGATTTCTCGACGCTCTCGCCGGCGCAGAGGCTGCAACTGGGCGCGGTCGCCAACGGGATGAACCTCGACGCCAACGAGACGGCGCTTCTCGAGCGGCAGCTGCGGCACATGGAGGCGCAGCTGTACGAGGTCGAGTACCCGGAGCTGCGCCACACGCGCTACATCCCGCAGGACACCTCGACGCCCGTTGGCGCCGAGTCGATCCTGTACCGGGTGATGGATCAGGTCCGAGCGGCCGCGCTCATCACCGACTACGCGAACGACCTCCCGAACGTCGACGTGATCCTCAAGGAGTACCCGATCCCGATCAAGGGCTACGGCAACCACTACAAGTACTCCCTGCGCGACCTGCAGCACGCAGCCTTCAGCGGTCAGCCGATCGACACGCTGCGCGCCCAGACCGCGCGCGACTCCATCGAACAGTCGCTCGACGAGGTCGCCTGCCTTGGCGAGCCGAGCGTGGGCATCAAGGGCTTCATCAACAACGACGCGGTGGACATCCTGACCGCCGCGACGGTCGGCGGTGACGTCACGTGGGCCGACAAGATCAATGGCACCGGTGGTGCTGCGGCGGTGATCGCGGACATCTCGGAAATGCGGAACCACATGATCGTCGACACCGAGCAGCTCTACCGGCCCAACGCCTACCTGCTTCCGACGGCGCTCTTCGAACTCATCAACACCACGCCGTTCAGCGCCAGCGGCGGCAGCGACCGGACCATCCTGGAGTGGTTCCGGCAGAACAATCCCGGCGTCAGCATCGAAGGCTGGTGGAGGTTGGACAACGCCAACGCAGCGGGCACCGGCGGGCGCATCGTCGCCTACTTCCGTGACCCGCGCATCCTGGTCGAGAAGGCCGTGATGCCCTTCAATCAGCTGCCTCCGCAGGCCAAGTCGCTGGCCTTCATCATCAACTGCTGGGCGCTGACCGGCGGCACGCACATCTACCGCCCAAAGGGCGTGGTCTTCATGGACGGCGCCAACTGAGGCGCTGGCCTGATCGCTCTGTTCTGCTGACCTCAAACCGCGACGAGAGACTCCATGACTCGGACCATCATCAACAAGCGCAAGCACTCGCTGAAGACCGAGAACGGCGTGCTGCTACGCCCGGGCAAGAACGACCTGGGCGCGGCAAAGGTCGAGGCGCTCCGCAAGAGCGAGGCCGCCAGGACCTGGCACGAGCTCAGCTGGATCAGCGTGCAGAAGCCCCCGCCCGAGAGCCTCGGCGCGGACCTCGGCGGCGACGAGGAGAGCGACTCCCCACTGCGCAGCCTGAACGCCAAGGAAGCGATCGCCATGGTCGCGTCGGTGGAGGACGCCGAAATGCTGCTCGGCATCCTCGACGACGAGAAGCGCAGCACGGTGCGCTCCGCCATCGAGCGACGTCTCGACGAACTTACGGCCGCCAGCGGCGAGGGCGGCGGTCAGGGCGACGAGAGCGACAGCGGCGCAGGGGCCAGCGAAGGCGGCGAGGGCTCGGCCCCTGGCGACGGCTGACGCCCGTCAGGACCTAAGCCGTGGCCGTCACCTACGCCCAGTTCATCATCGACTTCCCTGAGTTCGCCAGCGCGCCTCAGCCGGTGGTCGAGTATGAGCTGGGCGTCGCTGCGCGCTCGGTCAACTCGGCGATGTTCGCCGAGCAGGCCAACGACGCGATCGCGCTGCTCGCCGCGCACAAGATGGCGCTGCGCCCCGGCGGCGAGTTCGCCCGGCTCCAGACCAAGGACGGCACGGCCAAGACCACGTTCGGCGAGCAGTACAAGGAGATGCTCACGCACGTCGCGCCGGGGGACAGGGTGCCGTGACGTGGGTCGCACGCGCGTCAAGGTGGTGGACCGCGACCGGGGCTTCAAGCGCATCCGGCGCGAGCTGAGGTCTCGGCGAATCGAGATCACCGTCGGGGTCCAGGGCCCGCTGGGGGCTGCCGTCCATGGCGGCAGCGGCGACGCCACGGTGGCCGACATCGCGGCCTTCAACGAGCTGGGCCTGGGCGTGCCGGAGCGTTCGTTTCTGCGCTCCACGTTGGACGCCAACGCGAAGAAGTACCGCAAGCTGCTCGCCGGCGTCGGCCAGGCCGCCATTGATGGCCGGGTCACGCTCGAGCAGGGGGCTGGCATCGTCGGCGAGGTGGCGGTGGGTGACGCCAAGCAGGCCATCGCGGATGGCATCCCACCGCCCAACGCACCATCCACCATCGAGCGCAAGGGCAGCAGCCGCACGCTGATCGACACCGGTCAGATGCGTAGCGCCATCACGAAGCAGGTGAAGATCACCAAGGCGGGAGGGTCGTAGCGTGGCAACGCCGATGGATTGGACGCCGGTGTGGAACGGTATTCGCGACTGGGTGGTGGCGGTGACGGGCCTGCAGGCGAGCGACGTCAACTGGCGCGACTGGCCGCAGAAGTTTGCCGGCCCAACGCAGGTGCGGCTGAACCCGCTCGCGGCGCCGATGGTCGACACCGAGCTGTCCTACAGCGACACCGGCACCGACCTCGAGGCGGCGCAGGAGGGGCTCACGCTGCTCACGGTCTCGATCGCCGTGCGCAGCCGCAGCCAGGACCCGGCCAAGTTCGGCCTGCGCGAGGCGAAGCTCCTCGAGGCCGCCATCGTCGATACCGAGGAGCTGGTCGCGCTCGAAGCGCTGTGCGTCTACCCGGCCCGGGTGGCGCGCGGCGTGCAGATCGGCGCCTACGAGTGGGACGGACGCATGGAGCAGCTGTGCACGCTCGACATCGAGTTCGCGGTGTCGACCACCCAGGCGATGGGGCCCGTCGGGTGGTTCGACCATGTCGAGGTCAGTTCAGACACGAGCAACGTAGACGGGTCGCCGCTACCGGCTGAACTGCAGCTCTCGAAAAAGCAGGTTGGACCGCCGCCATGAGCCTCGACTCCATCGTCTCCGTAACCATCGACAAGGTCGACGCGAGCCTCGAGCGCACGGCCTTCGATGCGGTCCTGATCGCCGGCTACCACACGGTCTGGGTAGGGCCCGAGAAGACGCGGTTCTACAGCGCCTCCGGTGGCCTGGCCGCGATGGTCACCGACGGCTTCCTGGCGACCGACCCGATCTACCTGTGCGCGCAGGCCTTCCTCGCGGCCAATCCGCACGTCAGCGGCTTCAAGATCGGCAAGCTGGACTCGGCGCCAAGCTGGACCGGGCAGATCACGCCGGTCAACGTCACCGAGGGCTTCGTCTACGACTTCGACGTCATCTCGCATGCCGGGGTGAGCACCAACATCACCTACACGAATGGGGCCGCCGAGACCGTCGCCACGGTCGTTGACGCACTGGTCGCTGCGATCACCGCCATCACCGCCATCACCGCAGCCGACGACATCACCCATGCCACGGTGACCACCGACGGCGTGGGTGAGCTGGCGGCCATCGTGAGCACGCACTCTCGCGCCGACCTCAAGGTGGAGAACCTGACCGCCGACCCCGGTCTGGCGACCGACCTCACGGCCATCGAGGCGGCCGACGACGCATGGTACGGCCTGCTGCTGGCCTCCAACAGCCCGGCCGAGGTGCTGGCGGCCATGGCCTGGGCGGAGAGCCGCACGAAGCTGCTGGGCACCACAGCGAGCGACAGCGAGTGCAAGGACGCTGCGGTCACCGACGACGTGATCAGCACCTCGCAGACCAACAGCTACTTCCGTAGCTGGATCCAGTTCTGCGAGAACGACCTCGACTACGCCGCCGCCACGCTGATGGGCGAGGAGTTTCCGTTCCAGCCCGGCTCGCGCACCTGGGAGTACAAGACGCTTCCGGGCGTCGCGGTCTCTCCGCTTACCGCGGCCGAGGTCGCCGCGCTCATCGGCAAGAACGCCGTCATCTACGTCACGGTCGCCGGCCGCAACGTCACCCGCAACGCCAAGACCCCGGGCGGCGAGTGGATCGACGTCACGCACGGCATCGATGAGATGCACGCGCGGATGCAGGAGGACGTCTTCGGCGTGCTCGTGTCCAACGGCAAGGTCCCCTACACCAAGGCCGGCGTCGCCCTGGTGGTCAATCCGGTGCAGGGCGTGCTGGACGCGCGCGCCGACGAGTCGATCGGCTTCATCGCCAAAGACCCCGCGCCGGTCGCCAGCGGTCCGGACCCGAAGACCGTCAGCGCCGCGGACAAGGCCGTTCGCAAGCTCCCGAACGTCAACTTCAGCTGCACGCTCGCCGGCGCCATCCACGCCGTCAACATCAACGGCAAGGTCTCGGTGTAACGGGAGGTTATCGTGGGCACCAAGCGACACAACCCCGGTCAGATCATCTTCGCCTGGGCCGGGCTGAACATCCGGGGCTACGCGGCCGAGGGTTTCATCACCATCAACCGCACCTCCGAGGCTACCCAGTCGAGCGTCGGCGCCAACGCCGAGGTCACCGTCGAGGTGATCCCCGACGACCGCAAGCGGATTACGCTGCGGCTGCAGCGATCCAGTGACGACAACAAGGCGCTGACCAAGATTTTTCAGGCCCAGCGCACCAGCGGAGACGTGTTCTTTTCGCCTCTGCTCATCGAGGACCCGAACGTGGGCGACAAGCATGTGGCGCCCACGTGCTGGATCATGGACGAGCCCGATCCGGAGTACTCGGCGCAGGTCGGCATCTCCGAGTGGGTCTTCGAAGCGGCGAACATGCAGAGCTTCCACGGCGGGGTCTAGCCGTGGCGCTACGCACCGACGACCGGTTGATCGGCAAGCACACCTACCGGGTGCGCCAGCTGCCCTATCTTGAATCGCTCGCGGTGCTGCCGTACCTGCCGCAGATGCTCGGGCCGACGCTGGCCGCGGTGCTCGAGGGCACGGCCGACGGCGAACTCGCGGCGCTCATGTCGAGTGCTGCCAAGGGCGACGGCGAGGAGGGCAAGGGCGGGCTGCTCAATGCCGACGTGTCGGCGCTCTTTCCGCTGCTGGCTCGCATTCTGCGCGAAGCTGCGATGCTGCCCGACGAATCGATCGCGCGCGCGCTGCAGAGCGTTGCCAAGGCGTTCGCGAAGACCACGTGCATCGTGGGCTCGAAGGAGAAGTTCGGCGTCGACGAGGCGGAGCTTGGCCCGCTCGAAGCGGAGCACTGGCCCGCGCACTGGAGCGAGTGGGCCGGCTGGATCGCGTTCTGCATCGAGGTCAACTACAGCTCTTTTTTAGGCGACAAGCTCAGCGCCGGCGTCCTGTCGGGTCTGGCAAAGGCACCGTCGTCGTCCCAATCCCCGACGGCCTCGACTGGGGGGTCTGGCGGATCCTGAGCTCGCCGCGAATCACGGTGAGCCTGGTCGAGCTCGAGGAGCGATGGAGCGTGGACGACTGGCTGGACGCGCACTTGGCCCTGGACGTCTGGGACGAGCTCGAGCACCAGTCCAGAGCGCGGGCGGGCGGGTGAGGCGATGATCGTCCGTGAGCTCATCACGCTGCTCGGCATCGAGGTCGACGACGGCGACATGCGCAAGGTCGACACCGCGGTCACGCGGTTCGAAGACCGGATGCGCAAGGTCGGCCAGTTCATCGGCGGATCGGTCTTCATCGCAGGCTTCGCGCGCGCCGCCGGCGCCGCCGTCCAGTTCGCTTCCGACGCCGAGGAGACGCTGAACGTCCTCCGCGAGACATTCGAGTCCAACGCGGCCGAGGTCGAGGCTTGGTCGGTGCGCGTGGCTCGCGAGGTGGGGCGCAGCGAGTTCCTGATGCGCGAGATGGCGGGCACCATCGGCGCCGTGCTCACGCCCATGATGGCGGGCAACACCCAGGCCTCGGCCGAGATGAGCACGCAGCTGGCGCAGCTCGCGGTGGATCTGGCCAGCTTCTTCAACTCGACGGAGAGCGATGCGCTGAATGCCTTGCGCTCGGCCATCACCGGCGAGGTCGAGCCGATGAAGCGCTTCGGCGTGGTGCTGACCGAGGCGAATCTTCAGAACTTCGCGCTCGAGCAGGGCATCCGCAAGCAGGTCAAGGCCATGAACCAGGCCGAGAAGACCGCGCTTCGCTACCAGGCGATCATGCACTTCACCGCCAAGGCGCAGGGCGACGCCGCGCGCACCGGTGACGGCTTTGCCAACGCGTCGCGGGCGGCGGCCGACGGCGTCAAGGACCTGGCCACGCGCATCGGCGATCGGCTGTTGCCTTTCGCGACTCGGCTGCTCATCTGGACCCGTGACACGACGCGCAGCTTCATCGAGTTCACGCAGCACAGCCACATCCTCGAAGCCGGCCTGATCACGATGGGGGCGGCGATCGCGGCGCTGGCGGTGGTGATGGTGGCGCCATTCCTGCCGTTCCTGCTCACCGGGGTGAAGGTGGCGGCTCTGGTGGGTGCGATCACACTCGCGGTCGATGACCTGATCACGTTCTTCACCGGCGGCCAGAGCGTCCTGGGCGAGTTCATCGACCAGCTCTACGGCATCGGCACGGCCCAGCAGTTCGTCGACAACCTGAAAGACGGCTGGGACATCATGACCGAGTCGATCGACAAGGCGATGTTGTCGGTCGCCGACTGGACGCTCGAGATGATCGACGCGTTCGGCGAGGGCAAGTCGGCCATGGCGGAGTTCGAGGAAAACTTTGACCAGGTGTTCGGCGAGGGCACCCTTGCGAAGGTCAAAGAATGGGCCTCCAACGTCGTCTCGAGCATCTTTCCGATCTTCGGGTCGATGCGCCAGCTGGCCGAGCTGATTGGACTCGACGCCGCCGCGGGCCAGGCCGAGGGCGCGCTCCCTCGCGCCGTCACCAGAGGCATCGACTCCGCGGTGGTCACGGCGCGCAAGGGCTCCACCGGCGCGGGGCTACGCCTTGGTCGGGCCCGACAGCTCGAGGCCAAGCGCGCGGCCGGCAAGCTGACCGAGCGCGAGCGCACAGAGCTTTCGAGCATCACCGACCAGACCGATGGCCGCGCCTTCGAGACCTACAACGAACGCCGGCGCCGCGAGATTCAGGAAAAGCGCGATGCGCACCGGCGCGCAATCGAGGAGCGGCAGGCGGCGAACGACCGCGGGCTCGGCACCGCGATGGACCTCGCGCGACAGCGGGCTCAGGCGCGACAGAACGCCTTCACCTATGACGTTGCCGCCGCCCCGGCTCGCCGCAGCGCGCCAGCGAGCGTCAATGTCCCCATCGAGGCGAAGATCACGATCCACCAGGCCAGCGACCCGGCAGCCGTCGAAGCGGCCGTGCGGCGCGGCCTGAGCAGCGCCGTGGAGGACGCAGGCGCCGCGCTGTCGAGGGGAGGGTAGGCCATGGCCTTCGACCCCCTGCAGTCGCTCGTGGGCATCACCTCCGACGCCAACGGCGTGATCGGCGGCATCTGGCTCGATGCCGTCGTGCGCGAGCTTCACACCATGCGCAACAAGGCCACCCGTCACCCGCTCGAGAGCGGTGCGGACGTGGTCGACCACGTCATTTCGGAGCCCGACAGCGTGGTGCTCGAGTGCAAGGTCACCAACTCGCCGATCCGGGTGCCGCAGAGCCACGCAGCCGGCGCGCAGCCGGTGGAGCGCGAGATCGATGTGCCGTCGAGCACCGTCGACGTCCTGGGCCTCCAGCTCGACGCCGACATTGCGCTCGGCTTCGGGTCCGTGGGCCTGAACGCCACGGCCAAGCGCGCGCTGGTCAAGTTCATCGATGGGGCGCGCGGCCGCGTTGATGAGGTCTACGCGGAGCTGCAGGCCATCATGGCCGCCAAGCGCGTCGTGGACATCCGCACGAGCCTGCGCGACTACACAGACATGATCATCGAGGACGTGAGCGCCCCGGTGGGCACCGGCGAAGGCGGCCGCGTGCTCAACTTCAGCGTGACCGCCGTGTCGATTCGCACGGCATCCAGTCGCATCGTCGACGCGCCCGTGCCCACGCAGAAGCGCGCGGAAAAGAGCCAGGACGCCGGAGTGCAGCCGGCGCAGAACGCGGACGAACAGGACGTCGGCGCCGAGAAGGCGTCGGTGCTGCACGGGCTGTTTTTCTGATGCCGCAGCGAATCCCACTGCAGACCAGCGTTTCGAGCTTCCGCCAGCGGACGTCGCTCGATGGCGTGCCGTTCGAACTCGAGTTCCGCTGGAATGAGCGGGACGGCGCCTGGTACATGTCGATTGCCGACACCGACGGCAATCCGCTGCGCTCCGGCATCCGGCTCGCTGTCGACTCGCCCCTGCTGCACTCGCTCGTGAGCGACACCCGGCCGAACGGCGAACTCTACGCCATCGACATCGAGGACAGCGGCGAGGAGGCGGGCTTCGACGACCTCGGCCAGCGGGTGGTGCTCTACTACGTCACGGCGGCCGAGCGGGCCGTGCTGGAGGCGTAGGTGGCCAAGCTCTTCGACCGGCAGGTGAGGGTGGTGATCCACCGCCTCGAGCTGACGGGGCTGCGGGTGGCCTTTCAGATCGAGAAGTCGCTGCGCAAGGCGCCGAACCGGGCCGAGATCCGGGTCTGGAACCTCAACGCCGAGCACCAGCGCCAGCTGCAGGAGCAGCGCGACATCCCCGTGCAGCTGCAGGCGGGCTACGTGCAGCCGCCGCTGTCGTCGTCCACCGAGGCGGCACTCGCCGGCATCGGCCTTGAGCGCGCCCAGCAGGGGCTGCCGACGCTCTACCAGGGCGACCTGCGACGCGCCTTCACCGGGCGCGAGGGCCCGGACTGGGTGACGACGATCAGCAGCGGCGACGGCGAGAAGGCGGGCCAGCGCCAGCGCGTGAAAATGAACTTCCGGCCCGGGCTGCGCTGGCGCAAGCTGCTGCAGGACATGGCGAGCGCCGCCGGCGTGGGGCTCGGCAACGCGCTGTCGGCTCTCGGCGGCCTGGTCGACCTCGAGGTCACCACCGGCACCGCGCTGTCGGGCTCGGCGCTCGACCAGCTCGACCAGATGCTGCAGAGCCAGGGCTTCGAGATGAGCGTGCAGGGCGGCGAGCTGCAAGTGCTGGGGAGCACCGGGGCGCTCAAGGGCAAGGCAGTGCTGCTGTCGGAGGCTACGGGGCTCGTCGACAGCCCGGAGCCGGGCAACGACGGGAAGATCAAGGTCCGGTCGCTGCTGCAGCCAGGACTCGAGCCCGGGCGGCTGGTGCGGCTGGAGGCCAAGCGCATAGGCGGCAACTTCCGCGTGGAGCGCTGGACCGGCGTGGGCGATACGCACGGCCAGGACTGGTATGCCGAAGTCGAACTCGGGCAGGTGAGCCCGTGAGGGAAGGTGGTTGCTGATGGATCTGGCCTACGTCATTGAGCAGGCGATCAAGACGGCGCTTCGGTCGGCGCGGGTGGCGCTGCCCGGGCGCATCGTGACCTACGACGCCGACGAGCAGACCGCGGAGGTGGAGCTGCAGCTCGAGGCGCCGCTGATGAAGCTGGACGCCCGCGGCGAGGTCATCCGCGGCCAGCACACCTACGAGGAGTTGCCGCGGCTCTACGCCGTGCCTGTGGGGCATCCGCGCGGCGGCGGCTTCTTCATCCACTTCCCGATGCAGCCGGGCGACTTCGTCTGGGTGATGTTCGCCGACCACAACCTCGACGAGTTCACCCGGACCGGCAAGGTGTCGAAGCCGAAGGACATCCGAAGCCACGAGTTCTACCCCTATGCGCTGCCGGCGGCAGATCCGGCCGTGCCAAACCGGATCCCGAGTCAGGGGGAGACGTGGGCGGCTCAGCGCCTGTGGATCGGAGCGGAGGGCTCCGGCGGCAAGGGCATCTTGATGGGCACCGACGGGAGTGTGAGCATCGGCGGCGAGTCCAACTTCCACTTCATGGTGAAGGGCAACACGCTGCAGGATCACCTCGACGACATCAAAGCCGACCTCGACGACATGAAGGCGACGTTCGACGACCATCGCCACGTTGCGCCAAGCGGAGGTGGTCCGACCGACACGCCGGTCGATGCTACGCTGCCCACGCCTGGCCCCGTCACGTTCCCGACACCAACCACGCCGCCCGACGTGCGGAGCTCGAAGCACAAGATCGATCAGTAGGGCGTGGTGAGCTACGGCGTGGCGCAGGGCTCCCATGAGGCCGCGTCGCCGTTCGTGCCGTAGGCGCAGACCCATCCCGGGTCGCCAGCGCTGGCGGCGTCAATGGACGGCGCTTCCGGCCATTGCGCGCCGGCGTTGTCTCCGAGCGGGGTAGAAGGCGGCGAGCCCCATCTCACGTAGTCGCAGATGGTCGTCGTGTCGCCCGCTGGCACGAGGGCGAGTTCGCCGCCGTCAGCGGACCGGCTGGAAGGCGGCAGGGAGCCGGCGGTGAGCTGAGCAGTGCTTTTCGCCAGGAGGCGCGACGTCGGGCAGGCCTCGGTCAGCGGCCGACACTGCAGCGGGTCCGAGGTGGAGCAGACATCGATCTGAGCCAGGCACAGGTCGGCGTTCGCTCTGTTGAGCACATGGAACCGCTCGAGCACACCCGACTCGAAACGTAGCCCAACCAACAGCTCATTGATCGGCGCCGAGATGCACTCGTCGGTCGTCACGTCACAGCCCTCGACCGTGCACGGGTCCCCGTCGTCGGGACACGATGAGGGATCACATCCCTCCGGCACCGCGGCGTCCACAACATAGCCTGGCTCCCCCCGTGGGCCAGGCGCCCCCGCGTCACCGTCCCTTCCATCGGTGCCATCGAGGCCGTCGGCCCCGTCGACTCCGCTGACGCCATTCGCGCCGTCGGCCCCGGTCAGCCCGTTGGCTCCGTCGGCACCATCCATGCCTCTGGTCCCATCGATCCCCGTTTCTCCCCGCGGTCCAGCGTCGCCCGCGGGGCCAGGTGCTCCACTGGGACCGGCCGGGCCTGTGCAGGCGAGTACCGCCACGGCGACCGCCACGGCAGCGATTGCTTCAAGTATCGGATTCCTGGGCATCAAACCCTCCCTGTGTCCGGTCCAGCCGGAGATCGTACACGAGTGCGGCCGGCGGGGTCACATGCCGTGTCGGCTGCCTGGCGCGGGGGCTCCCCTCCGGCCGCGCCACGAGGGGCCAGTTCACCGCTCCCTAGCCTCTCCCTGTGGCACTGGCGCTCGACACCGACGGCGACATCGCGCTCGGCAGCGCGGGCATCCCGCACTTCATCGGCGGGGCCGATGAGGCCATCCAGCGGATGGGGG